CCTAAAGATTTTATTAGAAACCCTTTTGAATTATTAAATATGGATATTGTAGTTAAAAGAATTTTAAAAGCATTACAAAATAATGAAAAAATTGTAGTTTATGCCGATACAGATTGTGATGGTGTAACATCATGTGCGATTATATATAATTATTTTCGTGTTTATACAAATAATATTTATTATGCATCAAATCAAAGAAAAGAAGGACATGGAGTAATCGTAAATAAAGTAGATAAAGATACAGATTTATTAATAATTGTGGATAGTAGTACAAATTCATCTAATGAGTGTAAAGAGATTTCACAATTTTGTGATGTAATAATTTTAGACCATCATGATAAAAGTGTAGATAATCCATATGCAACTATAGTTAATCCACAGGTATGTAATTATGAAAATAAATTTTTAAGTGGAGCAACAGTTTGTTACCAATTATGTAGAGCGTTTGATATGATAAATGGATATGAATTCGCTGATAATTTTTTAGATTTAGCTTGTGTTGGTATGGTTGGTGATATGATGAAATTAGATAATTTAGAAAACAGAGCAATAGCTTTTCATGGATTAAAAAATATACATGATATGTGTCAAGGAGAATTTTTTGATGGAAATATTGGATTGTCCAGATTGTTTAAAGGCTTAAAAAAAGACTTTATGCCTACTACCCAAGATATTAGTTTTTATATAGCACCTTGCATTAACGCTATTGTCAGATTAGGAGATATCTATGATTTATTAGAATTATTTACAACATCTAATACTAAAAGATGTAACCAATTAGTTAAGATGATAATAGAAAAAAATGAGGATAGAAAAAAACTTACTACAGAAATTACAAAAGATATTATAGATAAAAATTTAATAAATGATGATAAAATTATAATTATAGACGGGACAGAATTTGAATATGATTCTGCAATGTTTGGTTTGATTGCGAACAAAATAGGGCAACAATATCAAAGACCTTGCTTTTTTGGGAAAGTCATAAATGGTGAATTTAAAGGAAGTGGTAGAAGTTTTGGAGAAGAAGTTAAATTAAAAACTGAATTAAGAAATAGTAAATTATTTACATTAGCCGAAGGTCATGAGTCTAGTTTTGGAGTTGGCTTTAAATATGAAAATATAGATAAGATTAAAAGTTATTTTAATGATAAATTTAAAGATTATTTTAACGAGGTGGTTATAAGTTATGATTTAGAGTTATCTTATGATGAATTGAGTGAATATAACTTAAGCCTTATTGATAAAATGAGTAAAATATGTGGAGAAGGGTTTGAACCTCCTAGATTTTTAATTAAAGGTTTAGAAATAGATAAATCTGATAAAATAGGTAAAGAAAAAAATCATACAAAACTTACTATTTCAGACGATATTGATTTAAATATAATGAAATTTAATACAGATGAAAATACTTTTGAGTATGATTATTCTGATTATATAAATGTTGTTGGTATTATTGGTATGAATTATTTTTATCATTTTGGCAAAAAAGAAATGATAACAACAAAACAGATTTTAAGTGATTATATAGAATGTATATATTTATAAGGAGGAATATTACATGTATAAAAAAGAAAAAATTATATATCATTTACATGATGATACAAGTACACTTAATGGCTACTTTGATTCATGCACCAATTTTAAAGATTATATAGAACTTGCAAAAAGAGATGGAGATAAAGCTATTGCGTTTTCAAATCATGGCGGTATTTATGATTGGATAAAAAAGAAACAAGAGTGTGATAAGGCAGGTATTAAATATATACATGGGATAGAAACATATATGTGCATAGACCTCAAAGACAATGATAGAGGGATGCATTTAGGATTATATGCAAAAAATTGGGATGGTGTATTGGAATTAAATACGTTAATATCAAAAAGTTTTTTAAAAGGGGAAAAGGAAGATAAGTCTGATAGACATATGTATTATAACCCTAGAGTGTCAATGGAAGAAGTAATGAATACTAGTGATAATATAGTAGTTACTACAGCATGTTTGCAATCTATGTTATGGGTTTTAGAAAAAAGATATAGAAAATTACTTAATGCTATATCTATAGATGAATTAGATAATACTGAAAAAAATAAAGTAAATCAATTTAAAATAAAAGAGATGAGTGATGAAGATAGAGCAAAGTTTCAAAAAATAAAAACTAAAAAGAAACAAGATGAATATTTACAAAATTACACAGTAGATTTTAAAATGATTGCTAAATATTATATAGAAAAACGAGATATATTTTTAGAATGGTTATCTAAAAACAGTCATAGATGCTTTTTAGAAGTACAAGCACATACGCTAGATGACCAAATTGATTTTAATAAATTGCTAATTAAATGGTCAAATGAGTACAATATTAGATTAATAGCAGGGACTGATACTCATTCTTCTACTCCTTATAAGGCTGAATGTAGAAAAATTGTGCAAGTGGCAAAAGATAGTTTTTATGGTGATGAAGATGCTTGTGATTTAACATGGAAAAATTATGATGAATTATTTCAAATGTTTAAAAAACAGGAATGTTTAAGTGATGAACAAATATATGAATCAATTCATAATACAGTTGTTTTTTCAGAAATGTTTGAAGATTATAAGCTTGATAATAAATTTAAATATCCAAAACTATATGATGATGCAAAAAAACTTTTAAGAGATTTGACAGAAAAGAAATTTTTGGAAAAACAAAAAAACAAAAGTATTAATATGGACAAATTAGATGAATACCGTGCTAGAATAGAAGAAGAGTTATATGTTTATGGCGTACAAGAGATGTATAGTTTTATATTATTTATGGCTGAACTCCTACAATGGTGTGAGTCTGTAGGTATACCACATGGGGATAGAGGTTCGTTTACAGGTTCTACTGTTGGATATATATTAGATATGACTGATATAGACCCAATTATTTGTAAAACTGTATTTTCAAGATTTTGTAATGTGCATAGAGTTTCTTTAGGAGATATAGATGTCGATTTTGCACCAGAAGATAGAGAGAGGGTTTATGAATATATTATTAAAAGATTTACTCCTGAAAAAACTTCATATATTTTAACAATAGGTACTATGAAAGATAGAAAAACAATTGATGTATTATCAAAAGGTTTAGACCCTGAACATAATGATTTAAGTTTAGTGAAAATTATAAAAAATGAATTTGAAAAATTGCATAAAGAATATAAAAAAATAATACAACAAGAAATAAATTTAGAAGAATTAGAAGGAGATGAAATAGACGCAAAAAATATAGATTTTTCATTCCATGATATATATATGGATAAAATCAAAAATAATACAACAAGCGAACAATTACAAATTATTAAAAATGATTGGGATAAATTAAGATTAGATAACAAAGATTTGTTTTACTATTTTGATGGAATTAAAGGTACAATTGAGTCTAAAGGTTTACATGCAGCAGGTATAATTGGTTCTCCAATTACGCTACAGGATAATTTATGCTTACATTATAAAAATGGAGATAAAAGCATGCCAGTATCTTCTTGCTCTATGAAAGCTGTAGATTCATTAAACTACACAAAATTTGATATATTAGGGTTAAAGACATTAGGAATAATAAAAGATACAGAAAAATATGCAAATATTAAACATGAGAAGGCTTATAAAATTGATTGGAATGATAAAAATGTTTGGGATAATATGATAAAAAATCCGGTTGGTGTTTTTCAATTTGAAGGTGATTATGCTTTTAGTTTATTGAAAAAATTTAAACCAAAAACTATTACACATATGTCTATGATAAATGCAGCATTAAGACCATCTGGAAAGTCATATAGAGATAAATTAATAAGTGGTGTATTTAATAAAAACCCATCTAAACAAATTGATGAATTGCTTAAAGACAATAATGGTTTCCTTATTTTTCAAGAAGATACAATTAAATTTTTAACAGATATATGTGGTTTTGATGGAGGAACGGCAGATATTATTAGAAGATGTATTGGGAAGAAAGACCATGATACATTAATGTCATATTTGCCAAAAATACTAAATGGATATTGCAAGGTGTCAGATAAACCAAGAAATATTGCTGAAAAAGAATGTCAAGAATATTTAAAAATTATAGAAGATTCTTCTGAATATCAATTTGGATTTAATCATTCAACTGGATATTCTCAAAATGGATTTAGATGTACGAGATTAAGAACATATTACCCATTGGAATTCACAACTGCATATTTAAATAGGGCTAGTAATAATTTAGATATGATAAATGGAACAAACCTTGCTAACTATTATGGATTTACTATAGATTCTATATTGTTTAGACATTCAACATCAGAGTATAATTTTAATAAAAAAACTAAAACAATATATAAAGGTGTAAAGTCTATAAAAGGATTAGGATTAAATGCAGGTGATGAACTTTATAATTTAAGAAATAATAAATACGATAGTTTTACAGAACTTCTTTATGATATAACAAAAAAAACATCTTTAAATAAATCCAAAATTGATGTTTTGATTAAAATAAATTATTTCAAAGAATTTTATAAAAGAGATAAATTATTAAAAATAGCAAAGATATTTTACAACAATAAACAATATGATAAAAAAACCGCAAAAAAAGATAATTTATTATTTGATGAAAGTATAATAAAAAAATATTCTAAGAAAGAAACAGAAAAGCAATATAGTGGTGTTGATTTTATAGGTGTTATAAAAGAGGTAGAAAAGTCTATACCTAATAATGAATCTTCTGTGCGTGATATAATAAAATGGGAATTTGACTTTTTAGGATATATAACAGTTATAGATGGTAGTGATAAATATAGAACTGCTGTTGTCGGTAAAAAAGAAACTCAATATAATATTTTTGTAGATTTATATTGTTTGGCAACTGGGAAAACTGTAACTTTCAAAATAAGAAAACAAGATTATCATAAAGAAATAGAGGTAAAAGATATTCTAAAAATCAAAAAATATGAAAGAAAATTTAAACTATCTCCAAGGAGAGGAGAAGATGGTGAAATAATTAGAAAGAAAAATGGCAAGCCAAAATATTATGATGAATTAGACGAAAAAGAATGGATTTTAAATTCATATATCATAGAGGAGTGATTTTTATCAAGAAAAAAGAAGTAGATGAAATATTAGATTCAATGGTTGTAATTGTAGACACAAGAGAACAAGATAGATATATTGAAAATTGGTTAATTAAAAAAGGACATCCTGTAGTTAGAAGAAAACTTGACTATGGAGATTATAGTTTTATGATTCCTAAAAATGAAAAATTTGGAATTATGGAGGATGTTTTATTTGATGAACGCATTGCAATTGAAAGGAAAAACTCATTAGACGAAATAATATCAAATTTATGTGATAAAAATGGCGAAAGAATTAATAAAGAATTTGCAAATTATCCAGGGAAAATGTATTTATATATTGAGGATAAATATGATAATGCTTGTTTGCAAAGGTATCGTTCAAAATATAATAGACGTTCTTTATTAGGTAAGCTAGAAGGTATTGAATTAAAATATGGTATACCAGTTAAATTTTATAGTAAAGAAAGTATGCCAGTTAAAGTTTACGTTCAATTTAGATATTATCTGAAACATAAATTAATGAATAATTTTGATGAATATTTTTTAAAAAGTATTGACAAGGAATAATATTTTTGATAGACTATCTATAAGGGTAAGACTTTTATAGATAGTTTTATTTTAATAAAAAGGAGGCTACATATTATGAAAATTAATATTAAAAGAAATGAAATTGTATTAGTAAAATTAAGTAAGGCAGAAGGGAGTGTGCAAACAGGTGTTAGAGTTTGTGTAGTAATTCAAAATGATATGGGTAATAAATTTAGCCCAACAACTATCGTAATACCATTTACAAGTAAAACAACTAAAGCAAAATTACCTACACATGTTGAAATCATAAAAAATAATATAAATAATTTAGAAGTGGATTCAGCTTTATTATGTGAGCAAATTCTAACAATTGATAAATCACAAATTATTAGAAAAGTGGGTAAAATTGATAGAAAAGATGTATTTTCAATAAATAAAGCTCTAAAAATTAGCTTAAACATAATTTAACACATTTTAACACAAAAACAGTCAATTCTCAAAAAATAAGAATGGCTTTATTTCAACGTTTAGTAGGTATCAAAGTATCAATAAAATGTTTCTTTTAAGCAAAGTCGAAAAAGGGATAATAGTAGACTATTAAATCTTCCAAACCAGTATCCCTGCTCCTATTATATAATAGGAAACACCCAAGCTAGTAATAGTTGTACGCTGTTAGGGAAGATTGTTAAGTAAGAAAGGATGATAATAATGAATAAATTACCAAAAGAAATAAAAGACAAAATTATACAATTAAATAAATCTTGTTTAAAAACTGCTAAATTACAAAATGAGTTAACTTGCTTATTTGAAGCATATAATATGGATATTGACGATTTTTATGGTAATAAGAATTATGGAATACCAAATGATTTAATAACCGAGGGTTTCGCTCATATTCTGAATTGTGAAGGAAATATAAATGAAACTATCAAAGAGATTGAAAAATTATTTTTATATTATAATAAATGCAACAATAATAAGATAGAAAATTTTATAATAAACTTAAAAAAAAAATTAAAATACAAGTTTAAAAATTTAAATGATTTAAAAATTGGATATGAATATCGCAAAGATATAGGATTTTATCATATTTATCATAATAAAATAGAATTAGATATTGATAAAAAATATACAGATGTTATAAGTAACGAATTATGTTCATATTTTACTTGTAATGATAATATTTACTTTGCTTATGATTTTGATAAATTTGGAAAGGATGATAATAATGAATAAAGAATTAAATTTAAACCAAGAAGAAGTTAAGTTTTTAAAAGAATTAGGAAAAGAATTAAGAGAACAGGAAAATGATTTTCAAGCTAGTCCAAGATTTTGGGTAGTTGGTGATTATAAATATTTTAAATGTGAACGTGGTGAAGGTGACAGAGAATCTGTTTTTATTCCAGACCACGGTGAATCTTCTACTATTAATCATTTTATAAAAATATTAAAAGAAGATTTTAAAGATGACGATGAATTGTTAAGTGTAATATATGAGTATGAAAATGGTATTATTTCAAATTACAATTTTGAAGATTATATTAAAAATAATATATACGAAGATGCATTTTTCTATAGCGAGCAATTAGAACATATTGTTGAAGCTAACACAATGTTCTTAACAAAGAAAGCTTGCCAAGAGCATATTAGATTAAATAATTATCATTATACGAAAAAGGCTCATACTTATGCTATGACAGCATGGAGAAGTCCAAAAGTAGAAAAATTACTTAAAATATTAGAAAAAATAGAATAAATATATTGTTAATTTTTTAGCAAATGTTGAAATTTCAACGTTTAAAAATCGAAAAAAGTGAATAAAATTGGTATTTTAATTATAGGAGGTATAATAATTTATGAAAACAAAAGTAAAAAATTTCACTGTAGAAAACTTTAAAAAAGAGTACTATAATTCTTTTACACAATCATCAGTCGGCATTCCAAATACGCCTTTTGAAATAGCAATGCTAATAGTATTTAAAGACTGGTTTATATTTTCAGAACGTATGTTTATTGGAGGTCGTATCTCAAGAGATAAGTTTGTAAAAGATATTAATTTACTTAATCATATAGTATCTAAGACATGTCATGAATTAAAAATAAATCTTGATTGTATAGGTGTCTTATCCCTATCTGGTGATTACTTTAAACCAAATAAAATTCCAAAACAAATAAATAAAGAAGAATATGAAAAACACTACAAGTCAGAATTTGAAAAAGTTAGGGAAACATTTGATAAAGTTAGAGATGGTGTGTTGCAATCTAATAAAAAAGCAGAAGAAAAGAATAGCGATTATTGTTTTATACAATTTTAGAGGAGGAATTAAAATGTTAGAATATTGTCCAAACTGCAAAACTAAGAAAATAGATAATGTTTCAAATACTTCAAATAAACTTAGCGAATTTGTATTTACAAATACCCGAGGAGGATACGGGTCTATATTTAGAAATAAACTCTGTGACCATTGTAGATATCCTTTGTGTGGAGTATTCTATGATGTAAACGAAAAAACAGCTGAGGATGAAATAGACTATAAGGTAAACATAATAGATTCATATCAAAATGGAGTGTATATGAGTAAAGAAAAAATGCTAGATATTGTGAAGGAAGCAAATAAAGTCCGCATAGAAAAATTACAAAAAGAGCTCAATAGATTAATAGAGGTTAATGACATGTGTGATTATTTTAAAGATTAGGCATTCATAAAATTATGATTTTAATAAAAGGAGGAATAAAGTGGATAGTTATAATATATTATTATTAAAAGATATTTGTAAAAAATCTAATTCGGATATAAAAGAAATAATACAAGACATAGAAGGTGTTTTATTTCAAATAAAAGACCCAGTATATTCTTATGAATATCGTGAAAAATTAATAGAGTCAATTGTGTGTTTATTATATAAATGTGAATATAGAGGTGTAACAAAAAATTATCATGAAATAATGAATATGTTGATAGATTACCAATTACAAGAAGTAGATTATATAAAAATAAATGATTTTTTTGGTGATAAATACCAAATTATAGGATGTGCACTAGCTCTTAATAAGTTAAAAAGCAAAAATATAGATGTAAAAAAGTGTTTATACAAGATAGAAAATTTTTCATATTCTATATTATTAAAAAATTCAAAACAAATTAATACCTCATGCAATCCAAGTGAAAATACTATTTTATATAATTATGGCATATTACCACAAAATGAATATACTATTATAAAAAGATATGACGAACTTTTAAAAGAATATTTATATGATTCTATCATAAAAGTCAAAAAAAGTATATTTAACAAGTATAATAAAGAATATTTTATATTGAAAAATCATAAAGATAAAATATATAGAAAAGATATCTTATATACAGTAAGAAAAAATGTTTATAAAGAAGTAAAAAATGATGAATGTCCTAATATAGATAAGCTTATAAATGATTTAGGTTTTTATGGATATACACAATTATTTTCTAACTATATACAATCATCTTATGATAAAGAACAAGAATTAAGTAGATTATTATATAAAATGAAAGATTCAAGAAAGGAGATTAGATTATGATAAAAATATTAATTATATCATATATTATTGGATTTTTAGGTATGTTAATTTTTGATATAATGGATTACATTTTTAAAAATAAATATCTAACTAAAAATGATAAAATATTTATGATAGTTGCAACAATTATACCAATATTTAATTTGATAGTATTTATTATTGGATTAGATTTTATGATAATGTATTTTATAAAAAAGAAAGGGAGAAAATAATGAAAAAAATACAAGAATATTTAATTCTTAAAATGGATACCATGCTTTGTATTATATCTATGGTGGATTGTATTAATATTATTTTTATAATCTTTAACTTTACTTTTATAATAACAGGTGAAAAAGTATTAATACATTTAATTAGTCTTATAGTAAACATTATGATACTTATTGAATGTAACGAAATAGGGCATGTATTAGATAAAAATTTTTCAAAAGAAGATGGTGAATGAATAAATGAAAATATATGAATATAAAATTAATAAAAAGGATTTAAAAATTATATCAAAAGAATGTGAAGTAATAAAACAAAGATTAGTGTCTAAAGATAGATGGCATCCGTCCCTAGGAAGTTATGTAATATTTGATTGTTACTATAATGATAATTCACCTATAGAACATATAGATAAAATGGATGAGAATGATTATATGGACTTTATATATAAAAATAATTATATTTGGTGTATATCTGAAAAAGAAATGTATAAGGTTAATGATAAAAAATCACAATACTTAATATATACTTTAGATAAATGGGATAATAATAAATTATATGATATGATAAAATCTAATAAATTATTAAATAATCATAAATTAACATGTCAAATAGAAGAAAATATGAAGATTATAACACAATTAGATAAGGAGATGTATAAAAAATGAAAAAAGATTTTATAAAATATTTAAAAGAATATTCAATAAATGCATTATTTATTATTAGTATATCATTTGTTGTATTAAGTATAGGATTTCTAATATTTACTTTTCTAATGGTAATTACACATACAGAATTTATTAGAGCTATAATAATATTTTTTATAAGTATAATTGTATTAATTATAAGTTATAGCTTATTCAAAACAACTGATAATTGTTTAAATAGGAGGAAATAAAATGAAATTCTTAGAAAATATTATTAATCAATCTAAAGAAATAAAAATAAAACCAAATAAATATGGGAATCATGAGATAATTTGTATTTCAGATTTTATTGATGAGAATATAGATGGTAATAATAAAATTGAAGGAGAAGTATTATTTCCAAATGTAAAATTAAAAATTAATGCAGAAGTTATTTCAGATAACGATACATTATATAATATTGAATTTAAAGATAAAAAGAAAGGGATAATGGTAATAACAAATGAAAATAAATAGAATAAAAGAATTAATTTTAATTTTAAATAATGCAAGAAATGCATATTATAATCATAATGAAATAATTCCAAATTATGAGTATGATAAGTTATATGACGAACTTCAAAAATTAGAATTAGAAACTCAAACATTTATAAGTAACTCTCCTACACAAAATGTAGGATATAAGGTTAAATCACAATTGAAACAAGTAAAGCTTAAATACAAATTATTATCTCTTGACAAAACTAAGAAAATTAATGATTTGTATAAATTTATGAATAATAAAAAATGTTTGCTAGGCTCGAAATTAGATGGGCTAACTACATCATTATTTTATGAAGATGGAAAATTGGTATTAGCTACTACAAGAGGGAATGGAGAAATTGGGGAAGATATTACACATAATATTACCAGCTTTTTAAATGTACCTACTACAATACCATACAAAAATAAGTTAAATGTAGTAGGAGAATCTATTATTAGTTATAGTAATTTTGATAAAATCAATGAAAATTTAGAAGAAAAATATAAAAACCCACGAAATTTAGTTAGTGGAAGTGCAAGGCATCTAAATAGTAAAGTTTGCAAAAATAGAAACGTTGAATTTTATGTATTTGGAGTTAATGAAGGTTTTTCAGAAATTAATTCTAAAGATAAAAAGTTTAATATGATTAAACAATTATGATTCGATGTGTATGACTATGAATGTATATCACAAGAAGATAATTTGCAAGAATTGATAAATAAACTTGCAAAAAATAATAAAGATATTCCTATTGATGGAATGGTTATAACTTATGATGATATAAAATATTCTGATTCATTAGGATATACTAATCACCATTTTCGTTCAGGGTTAGCGTATAAGTTTGAAGATATTCCTGAATATACAATTTTAAGGGATATAGAGGTGGATATAGGTAAATCAGGACAAGTTTCATATACGGCAATTTTTGATAGTGTTGAAATAGATGGTACTGATGTTTCAAGAGCAACACTCCATAATTATGATTATATTAAAAATCTGGAGTTAGGGATTGGAGATAAAATTGGAGTTATTAAAGCGAATTTAATTATTCCAGCTGTTGTTGAAAACGAAACTAGAAGTAATACCTATTCTAAAGCTTTAAAATGTCCTATATGTGGTTCTAATTTAGTACATGATGGAGTACATCAATTCTGTAAAAACTCTAAATGCAGCAGACAAGTGTTAGGAAAACTAGTACATTTTTGTAGTAGGAATGCTATGGATATTCGTGGGTTAAGTGAAGAAACATTAAAAGCAATTATAAGTCTTAAATTCAATGATAAAATCTCTGTTTTAAACACTCCATCTGATATTTATAATATTCCTAAAAATAAAGAAACTTTGTACGAATTAGATAGATTTGGAAAGAAAAAAGTAGATAATATTTGTAAAGCAATTGAAGAATCCAAAAATAGAAACTTAAATAATTTTATTTATGGGTTGTCAATTCCACAATGTGGGAAAACAGCTAGTAAAAAAATTGCTAGTTATTATAAAAATATTGATAATTTATTAGAAGCAGAATTATTAGATTTAACAAATTTAGTAGGTGATTCTGTTGGTAATTCAGTTTATAAATATTTACAAAATGAAAATTTTAAGACAAAAGAAATTGCATTATTTAAATCACATGGATTGAAAATGATTCAACCACAAGAAGAAACTTCAAATAAATTAGAAGGATTAAATTTTGTAATTACAGGTAAGGTAGAAAAATTCAAAAATAGAAAAGAACTTCAAGAGAAAATTGAATTATTGGGTGGCAAAGTAAGTGGGAGTGTTAGTAGAAATACTAATTATTTACTAAATAACGACAAAGAGAGTAATAGTTCTAAAAATAAGAAAGCAAAAGAATTAGGCATTGAAATGATTAGTGAGCAAGAATTTATTGATATAATAAAATAATTTATATAATATAGCAGATATTTATAAGTTTTAAAGAAAAGTAGTAAAATTATGGCAATTATTGGTAAAACTACTTGGTTGTTTATAAATTATACAATTTATTGTTATAATATTGCTATTATCAAAATTTTAGCAAAAATGAGAATGGCTATTTTTCAACGTTTGTAAGGGGTACTTTTGTCATTAAAATGCCTATTTTATTAATCACTATAATTTATAATCTTATAGTGATTTTTTCTTGACATTAATTAATAATGTATGATATGATGTATTTAAGGAAGAAAGGAGATATAAATATGAATACAAAAATCCTAGATAAAATAAAATTATTATGGAGTAAACATCCAGAATTGAGATTTATGCAATTAATTTATAACCTTCAAAGTGAATTTTCGTCACAAAATGGAGGGTATTGGATAGTAAGTGATGAAAATGGGGAAAGTTTTGATATGTTTTACCTTGAAGATAAAATCTTTGAAGAATTTTTAGATAATAAGATAGAAGAAAATAAAATAGAAGAGGAGATAGAAAAATGTATGAATTAAATGGATTATACAATAATGCAAAAATATTTTCAAATAAACATGACGAAAAATCTGATTTACAAATTATAGAATTATTAAATCAAAAATGGATGGAAAACATAAAAATTAGAATTATGCCAGATTTTCATTCTGGAGTTGGGTGTGTAATAGGAACAACAATACAAATCAAAGATAAAATCGTACCTAATTTAGTAGGGGTAGATATAGGGTGCGGAATGTACGTGGTTGATATGGGAAAAATAAACATAAATTTAGAAAAATTAGATAAATATATTAATAAACATATACCAAGTGGGCAAAATATTAATTCAAAACAAATTGTATCCTTCTCTAAAATTAATGATTTAAAATGTATTAATAAAATTAATAAAGATAGAGCTTTAAAAAGCATAGGAACTTTAGGAGGAGGTAATCATTTTATAGAAATTGATAAATCAAAAAATGGAAATGTTTTATTAATAATACATTCTGGTAGCAGATATTTGGGCAAACAGGTGGCTTTATATTATCAAGAAAATGCTTATAAAAAATGTATATATAAAGATTTAAAAATATTAGAAACAATAAAACAATTGAAACATGAACATAGAGAGTCTGAAATTGAAGATACTTTAATTGAATTAAAAAAATCATCTAGCAAAATTACAAAACATTTATCATATCTTGAAAATGAAGATTTTGATAATTATATGCATGATATGAAAATAGTTCAAAATTACGCTTCGCTAAATAGAAAAACCATAGCAAATAAAATTTTAAAATATTTAAAAATAGATTCAGAAAGTTCGTTTGAAACTATTCATAATTATATTGACATTGAAAATATGATTTTGAGGAAAGGGGCAATTTCTGCAAATAAAGATGAGATTTGCATTATTCCAATGAATATGAGAGATGGTTGTTTATTATGTAAAGGGAAAGGGAACGAAGATTGGAATTGCTCAGCACCTCATGGAGCAGGAAGAATAATGAGTAGAACAAAAGCAAAAGAAAATATTACATTAAGTAATTTTGAAAAATCTATGCAAAATATATATTCTTCTTCTGTAGTTAGCTCTACTATAGACGAGTCTCCAATGGCATATAAACCCATGGACGAAATTATTGAAAATATTAAAGAAACTGTAACAATTCTAGAAAATATCAAACCTATATATAATTTTAAAAATAAAGATATTAAAATAAGGAGATAGTATGAATAATTTAGAAGATAAATTTAAAGAATTTTGTAGGTACAAATGCCCATTTAAAGGTGAATTAGAATTTAAAACAGAATTTGTTGAACTGGAATGTAATGAAATAGATTGTGATGGATGTTGTGAAGGTGAATTTGAGTATGAAATAGACCCTTGTAAATATTGTAGTGCAAAACATTTTATGCAATTTTTAATAGATGAAAATAATAAATAATTAAAAGAGATTGTGAGAAATACCTTGCAATCTCTTTTAATATATAGTATACTTAATACATAAGAAACAACAAATTAGGAGGATTAGATATGAATACAACAAGATTAGGATATGCATGTTTAAATACAGAATTAGAAGGATTTAAAACTATCACGTTAAAAAAATATAAAACTTTATCTAGCGAGCAACAATTTGAAGTTTTACAATTAAAAACTAGACAAAATTTTAATAATTTATATAAAATTATTAAATGGAATGTAAAAAACAATATTAAACTATATAGAGTTTCATCAAATTTATGTCCTTTATATACTCATGAACTATGTAAATATAATTTCTTAAATGATAATTGTATTATTAATTTATGCGAGAAAATAAAATGTCTGGCTTTAGAAAATAATATTAGATTAACAATTCACCCTAGCCAATATGTAGTGGTGAATAGTGTAAAAGATGAAGTTTTTAAAAATGCAATTAAGGAATTACAATATCATTATGAATTAATGCAATTATTAAACATAGATACACTATGCTTACATGTGGGTGGAAAAGTTAACGGAATTCAAGAAGGGCAAAAAAGATTTATTGATAATTTTTATAAGCTACCAAAACACTTACAAAATATTATTTGTTTAGAAAATGATGATAAATCATTTAATGTAAAAAATACATTGGAAATTTGTGAACAATTAAATATCCCTATGATTATAGATTTACATCATGATAGATGTTTACCTTCTAATAATAATTTTAAATATTATTTGGATAGAATTATTAAAACATGGGAAGATAAGATTCCAAAATGCCATCTATCTAGTGGTAAAGAATCTGATACAGATAGAAAGCACGCAGAGTTAATTTGCGAAAAAGATTTCGTATATTTTTATAATATTATGAATAATAAATTTGATATGATGTTTGAATGTAAAAACAAAGAACAATCTGTGTTGAATTTTATGAGTTATATTGACAAATAATAAGTAAATGTGATAATATTATATAGAAGGAGTTGAATAATATGAATAATACCTAAAATATTACATTTTTTACAATAATTGGATATTTTTTGCTATTCTCAAAACTTTTGCGAAAATGAGAATGGCTTGATTTCAACGTTTGTAGGGGGTGAAATGTCATTAAAAGGATTATTTTAATTACACAAATAACTAGACCATAAAAAGACAAGGAGATATAAGATGGAAAAATATAATAAACAAAAATGCGAAATTTCAATTGATGATTTTAATAAAATGGTTGGAATTATAGAAAAATTACATGATTTAGTAAAAGAAAAAACAGATTATCACACAATAGTGATTGATAAATTTAATCCTATTACTAACTCTTGCACAATGGAAACCATTTCATTAGACGAAATCAAAAAATTTAATTTAGAGATATCAACAGAAATTAACGAAAAAATATATTAGGAGGAATTAATAATGAACTGCAACTTAAGCACAAATAATACAAGTATGTTAAATTATGAAAAAACATATAATATTTATGAAACCATAACATTGTTAGAAAATATGCCAAAAGAAACAGAAGTTCTGTGTTTGAAGGATAAAAAAAGATATACTTTAAATGCAGAAGAATTATATAATTTAGAAAATGATGAATATATAAATGATAATTTTACCACAAAAGATTTAATTAGTTTAACTTTTAATATTATTAAAAATGAAAATTGGATTGAATGTAATTATAAAACTGCACTTGATAAATTACATTTAAATCATAAAATTAAATTAGGAAATACAATTTATACAAAAGAACAAGCATTAGATTTTTCAAGAGAATTTTTAAATGCTTGCAGAGATAATAGTGAATTTGAATCTATTCTTAAAATGCTATATATTGATGATATGTGTATACAAAAAAATATATGCTATAAAAAATTACTTTACTTACAGGAAGATTAAATGAATACATTATATATAGAATTGAATAGAGATATAATGTATGAGTATTTTAATTTTTATAAAAATAAATATCCTAAAGCTAGAACATTTCCATTTGCTACAAAAGAAATAGTAAAACTTTTTAAAAACGGGAAACCTCAATTAACTAAAACTGGTAGACAAAAAACAAAAAAGAAATCAAGAAAAATTAATGAAATAAAAAAAAGTCATTTATTTTATAAAGTTATTTCATTAAATGAATTATTGCCTATAAATAGCATGAGTTATAAAACAACAAAAACAAAATGGGGAGAATTAGGAATTTGGCTAGCTGATAAATATGGTTATAATGATTTAAATTTAACAAATTCATTAATAGAAGTAAAATTTTTTAATGAAACCAAAGCTAATTCCGACAATGATAATAGTATTGGAGCTAGTAAAATATTGTTTGATGGATTATATTCTAAATCAAATATGTTTATTGATGATAATTATAATCATATAAACCCATTAATAGTAAGTACTGAATATGATAAAAATAATCCTAGAATGGAAATTAGGATTACTACATTTGAAGAAAACATAAAAGATGTCTATACAAAAATTGATAAACATTTAGAGTTATGGAATGAAAAGGAGAGATAATATGGGAAAAGAGAAATCAAATAAACCAATTGTGAGTTTGATTGAAATCGGTGGTTTAAAAGGGATTTTAGATTCGGCAGAAATGCCTTATCAGACAAAAAGTAAAAATTCTGTAAAATTAGCAAATAGAGTTATGGGATATGGACATAAGAGTATCGCAAGACATAGTATTGTAACTTTTAGGGTGGATAATGTATCTCAATCTTGTCTTAGACAAATAAGCAGACATCCACATATTAATCTAACTGTTAAATCTAGTAGGTATTGTGATATGTCAGATGTAGACTATTATATTCCAAACAGTTTTAAAAACAACAAAGAAGCTATTAAAGAATATAATGAAGATATGAAAATTATGTTGGATATTTACAAGAAATGGCACAATTATGAAGAATTAGTAGGGCTAAAAGATGTGAGTAAAATGTTTTTACCATTAGGTAGCCAAACTGATTTAATTATTAGTGGAAATATTCAAGCCATGGAAGATATGTTAACTACTAGAGTTTGTATTAGAACAGAAGAGGAATTTAGATATATTGCTTTAGAAATGGTTAAATTACTACAACATTATGATAATAGAGATAAGAATGATAATAGCGATGAATTTATTAGATTGAGATTTAATAATTTTGGATGTAAAGGAAAAGAATTAGGATATTGTCCTGAATATAAAGGGTGTGGATTATATCCTCCTAAATCTGAAATAAAAATAGTTAAAAATGTTTAAATTATTTCTAGAAAAAGTATTGACTTTAAATATGTGGTGTGATATACTTAATAGTGTAATGTTTTTAATAGATATGATAATTTTAGCGATTGGAATAGGAGGTGTGGTTTTAATATTCGCATTGTTAGAAAGTTGGATTAAACATAAAAAAAGATAGGTGGTGATTAATTGTACAAAAATCAAGATAGATTTTATTTTACAATAGTAGATAATATAAATAGTGATGGACTATATAAACCTTGTTTATCAATCTATTTTAATGGATGTGATAAGCCTGTTAAGTGTAAAAATTGCCAAAATCCAGAATTGCAAAAACCATTTGTTGGGTACTCAAATACTTTAGAAGGTTTAATAAATGAATTAAATCAACAAATTATATTATTTATGCAATACCATAAACAACTTAGGATTGCTTTTGTTGGAGGTGAACCTTTATCAGATTATAATATCAAAGCAGTTTTAGAAGTATCTAAATTTATAAAACAAAATTATAAAAATTCTATAACTATTATTTATTCATGGAGAATGATTGAAGATATTTTTCAAGAACAAAAACAAGAATTTTTAAAATATATAGATTATGGAGTTTTGGGCGAATTTATTCAAGATAGTTTTGAAAAAGACACAATTCCAGCAAGTAAAAATCAGTATATTTACAGTTTCAAAGAACATAAAAAAATGAACAAACTTCAGAAAGGGGATATAAATGGCAGAATATAAATTTCCAATGACATTAAATACAAGATTTAAAAATAAAGTAGAGGAATTGAATAATAAATACGGGGATGAATTAATGAAAATTGAAGGTATGAGCCCCTCTCAATTAGATACATGCGATTTTTTTAAAGGATTTTTAAACACTTCGACAGTTGCAGATGCTACAATAGATGACAATGCAAATGTAACAGGTAGAAATATTTGTACAATGTTAAATGAATCTCAAAAACCATTTACAAAATTATTATCAAGAAACAAAATATATTCTCAGATGTCAAAAGAATTTGGGAGTGAGGTGGCAGATGAATTTTTAGAATCAGCTGTAAACGGAGAACTTTATGAACACGACTCTCATTCTTCATCTTATATGCCTTATTGCTTTGCTTTTTCGGTTGAGCCAATTGTTGAAAAAGGATTGTTTTTTATTGGAGAAATGAAAGCAGAAAGACCAAAACATTGGGATACTTTTAATCATCATATTTTAGAATTTATATCTTATGCAACAAATATGCAATCTGGAGCTGTAGGAATTCCTGATTATTTGATATATGCATATTACTTTTATAAAATAGATACAGCTGATATGACACATGATAAACAAACAAAATATAGGAATCAAAAATTTCAAGAATTTATTTTTAATTTAAATCAACCATACTTGAAAAGTGGTGTTCAATCAGCATATACTAATATATCTATTTTAGATATAGACCATATCTTAAAATTTTTTGGGAATAAAAAATATCCTGATGGAACATTGATTACAGACTATTTAGAAGAGTTATTTGAATTTCAAAGCAGTTTCTTAGAATATGCAACTGATTTAAGAAAAAAGAAATGGTATACATTCCCTGTAATATCAGCTTCTTTGGTTTTTAGAGATGGAGAATATGTAGACGAAGATACTGCAAAGATGGTAGTTAAACATAATTACACTCATGGATTTAATGAAGTTAATATAATGAACGTTGAAGAAGTAACAAGTTTAGCAAGCTGTTGTTTTGATAAAAATCAAAAAATTATAACAAAAAATCCATTAGGAGGAGTAGTATGTGAAACATTTGAATCTTTTTATAATAAATCATATAAATATAAACAAAATGGTTCTATTTTTCACAATGGTAGTTGGGCTAAAGGACAAATAGTTAAAACTCAATCAAATACTCTATATAAAATTTCTACTTCAAATAAAAAAGAAATATTAGTAACCCCAGACCATTTAAACCCTTCTATAAATGGAGATATTAGAAGCGACAAATTAACAACTAATGATTATTTACTTTTTAATACAAAAGAACTTGGCACTTATCCAGAAGCAGATTTAGGGTTAACATATGAACAAGGAGTATTAATTGGTTCTTATTTAGGGGATGGAAGTATTGAGCAAAAACAAGAAAATCATAAACCTGTAATTCAATTATCTTTAAATGAAACGAAATATATTAAATTATTACCTATCCTAAATAAAGTAATAAAACAATTAAATATAGATACAGAAGTAAAACTTCACGCAGAATATAATAATGTTTATCCTGTTGCTATTGCTTCGTATGAGTTAAAAGACTTTATAAAAACATGGACATCTGGAAACTATTCCCAAGAAAAAGAATTAAATTTAAACTGTTTAATACAATCCTTAGAATTTAGAAAAGGTATTTTAGACGGATACTATATCACAGATGGTGGAAATTCTAATAGGATTTATACTACTTCTAAAAAAATGACAGAACAATTAGAAGCTCTAATCACAAGTTTAGGAATGCATTCAATTATAGACTGTTCTGATAGAACTGATGAACCAATAGTTATAAGAGGAGAAGAATATAAAAGAAATTACCCAGTATATTGTATAAGATGGTATAACCCTAAACATAAAAGAAATATGAAAAATATTTTTAAAACTATTAATAACTCTATTTATTTTAAAATAAACTCTATAGAAAAAATTGAGAATACTAACAAAGATGTGTACTGTTTTACAATGGACAATAAAGAAGAACCATATTTTACTTTACCAAATGGTATAATAACGCATAATTGCAGATTGGTTTCAGATAAGAAAAAGATACAAGATACTAAAAAAATATTTAATAGCATTGGTGGTTCTGATTTAAATGTAGGTTCTACAAAAGTTGTAACATTAAATTTATCAAGATTATCAATGGAAAACTATGATAATTATGATAATTTTATTGAAGTAATCAAGAATAAAGTTAAATTAATTCATAAGTATCATTATGCTCATCGAGAAATTTTAAAAGAATTAATAAATAATGGATTATTACCATTATATAGTCACAATATGATGAATCTAGAAGACCAATTCGCAACCGTTGGTATTAATGGAATTTTTGAAGCAATAAAAATATTTAATGGATTAAATTACGATAGTAGCGGATGTTATTACAATGATTTAGGGTTTAAAATAGCAAAAGATATACTAGATACCATAATTAAAGAGAACGAAAATACTATTAATGAATATGGATTTTTGTCAAATTCAGAAATAATTCCAGGTGAATCTTCGGCAATCAAATCAAACAAAAAAGACCGTTTAGTCTTAGGAAATAGAAAAGTAAATCAATTATTAGGTAAAGATTATAATATTTATGGAAATCAATGGATTCCACTAAAAGAACATGCTTCTCTTTACAATAGAATTGAAAGTGCAAAATTAGATAAATATTGTGATGGGGGTTCGATTTTACATGTTTCAATGGGAGAAGATTTTGATACTTTTGAAGAAGCATGGGATTTCGCATTACAATTAGCAAGAAAAGGTGTAAAATATTATAGTAAAGTAAGCCTTATTGACATTTGTGAAAAAGACCACAGCTTTTTTGGTGATGTATGTCCTATATGTGGAGGAAAATCTGTTACAAAAGGTATCAAAATTGTAGGATATATGGTAAAACAAGATAGTTATAAGCAAGAAAGAAAATTAGAATTATCTCAAAGACAATTTTATAATAAAAACAGTATGGAATAAATAAATTATATAAGTGTATTGTTTTTATAATGATACACTTATATTTAAAAGGATGTGATAATATTTTTAACAACCAGTATATAAGATATGGTTTTATTCAAGGAGATGGTGGTTTAGGTAGATTAAAATCTAAAGAACATCTTGGACTTGAAGTGAATATAGGCAAAAATGATTATGATATATTACCATTATTTTGTATAAATCCAAGAGAGTATGCTGATAGAAAAATTTATTATACAGGAGAAAATCAAAATTTAAAAAATTTAGGATTCTCTTCAGAAAAGTTGCCAAATAGAGTTTTACCAACATCATATAATCAATGGAATAATGATAAAAAACTTTCTTTTTTAAGAGGATTATGGTCTGCTAATGGTTCTGTAATAAGAGTTAAAAATAAAACAAAAAATGGAGATATAAAAATATCATGTCGAATATCTTTTAAAGGAACTTGCAAGAAATTAATAGAACAACTAAAAGTTGAATTAAAAACATTAGGCTTAAATCCTTACTACACAACTAACAAGCCAAAAAAAGTAAAATTTTCAAATGGGGAATATTTATGTAAAGAAAGTTATGATTTAAATCTAGGGAGAATTAAAGAAATAGAATGGTTTATGAAAAATATTGGATTCGTTCAAAATTATAAAATAGAAAAATATTATAGTATATTAAATAACAAAACAAAAGGAGAAAATAACTATGAAAAATAAAAGATATTTTAAAAAAGTTTCAGAACAACAATGGCTTGCTTGTACACCAACAGATATTCAAAAAGTAAAATGGATGGATTTATTAAACGAATTAAAATTACCAAAAAGAGCAACAAAATTCTCAGCAGGATATGATTTTTATTCACCTTATACTTTTACACTAGAGCCAAATGAAGAAATCAAAATCCCAACAGGAATTAGAGCATTTATGAATGATGATAATTTTTTATCAATCTACCCACGCAGCGGGCATGGATTTAAATACTATCTAAGACTCGCAAATACAGTAGGAATAATTGATGCAGATTATGTTAATTCTAAAAATGAAGGGCATATATTTGTAAAAATTAGAAACGAAGGGAATAAATCTCTAACAATAAATAAAGGGGATGGATTATGTCAAGGAATCTTTTTACAATATTTAAAAACTGCCGATGATATTTCTGAAGAAAGTAGAGATGGTGGATTTGGTTCTACTACAAAATAAGGAGGATAATATGTCGAATAATATTAAAATTGCAAAAAATTTATTTGATACCTATAATAATGCTCTATTAACATTAAATAATAGTAAAATATATGCTTCATATGATGAAACATTAGAAGTTTATGGAGTTATTACAGATTTAGTCTGCAATAAACTTATTAAATTATTAGGATTAAAAAATAATGATAAAAATTTTAGTTTTATATGTATGAAAGTACAAGAAATGAATGGAAATTTTAAAAATATTATAGATTATTACGATTTATAGGACTAAAATAATTAATAAAAGGAGTGTTTTAATGGATGGTGAATATATTAAATGTTCCGAATGCGGAATAATAATGCAAATAAAAGAATCTACAACAACAATTGATGGACAATCATTTAAAGTGCTAGAATATATTTGCCCTAATTGTGGAAATGTAGAATAAAAATAGGAGGAAAATATGAAAGAATTAGAAAAAAGAAACTATATTTATATTAATATGAATCAAGGCAAATTTGAGCCTTTTTATCACATAGTAAACCACGCACATCCAATAAATAATATTGATTTTTGCTACACATCAATGTTATTACAATCGTATAATTGCACTAAAAGAAATTTAATTAATTTATGCGAACAATTTAATTACAATTATGAAATTATAAAATATGGCAAAGAATGGGATATAATCTTCAATAATTTAGAAGATGTAAAACAGATTTGCGATTTTCTAAATAAATATCTTATATTCACAAATGGGAATTGTGGATTAGATAGATATAGTACAGAATCATTATTAAAATGTGCTTTAAGCAAAATTAAAAATAAAAATACAGAAGAGGTGACATATGATAAAGAATAAACCTAAAATGAATTTATTTGTAGATGTGGACGGAGTAGTGTTAGATTGTATTACAGTAATATGTAAATTATATAATAAAAACTTCTGTAACCATAAAGATTTTATTACAGCAATTCCGTCAAAAGTTTCATGTTGGGATTTCAGTAATCAATGTCCACTTTGCAAAAATGAAGATAGTGGAAATTCTAAGCTTATTGAAGAGTGGTTTGGGAGTGAAGAATTTTGGGATATAGCAAATGATATTAAACCAACTAAAGATAGTATTAACGCTTTAAAAATTTTATCAAGTAAATATAATATTACTTTTTGTAGCATTGGGTCATCTAAAAATATTTCATATAAAGCTTTATGGTTAAATAAATTTTTTCCAGATTACAACCAAATTTTAATTAAAAATAATAATTGTACAATGGATAAATCATGTGTAAACATGGAAAACTCTATTTTTATAGATGATAATATGAGAAATTTAGAAACAAGTAATGCAAAATATAAGTTCATATTCGGCGAATTGTATGACTGGAACAGAGCTTGGACAGAAGATATTCATAGCAAACAAGATGGAAGACTTCATGATTGGAGCGAAGTGGTACAAACTCTGATGAATATAGAATAATACTATTATACTTAAATAACATGCAATATAAGTATATAAGTAAAAAAAATAAGGCTAAGGAATTTATCCCTAGCCTTTAATAATACTTATTTTATCGCTTTTATTTTATCTTCTTGTTCTACTATTGCCTTAATAGCTAACGGTAGAATCAAATCAATAATCTGCTTAATTAAAGCTTCTCTATTACTATTTAATTTAATATTTTGTGAAATACATAAATTAATTGTTATATTATATACATCTTCTTTTAATTTATTAATATCTTTGTAATCTTTAGTTTCTTGTAAAATTCCATCTATTGCAGTTTTAACTATTTCAGAAATTTTAACTATTTTAGGGTCTTTAAATCCCATTTCTGAAACTATACCACTTGCAACTCCAAGAATTTGTGCAACTAGTACGATACTACTTTCATCAATATATTTTTTCTTAACTAACCAATTTACACCTATTGATAATAAAATTGTAATTACCATAATAATCAATACATAAACCATACTTATATCCATAATATCTCTCCTTCTCTATTATTGTATTAGATGTTTCGCAAGTTCTCTTTGAAATAATTTAATTAAATTTTTAAAAACTGGAGTAGTTGCTTTACATTTCATTATAGAAAGTATATTATCTAGTTCTCCAATTAATTTTAATTCTTCTTGATTCATTGTATTTCTCCATCATCATTTATTTCAAAACCATCGTTATCGCTATAACTATCATAAGTATTCATTTTGATTTTTGCATGATTTTCAAAACCACTTTTACCAAAATATCCACCAAATATAGTTAAATAAATTGGTATCATAGTTGTAAAAATAGGTAATATATCTACATCTTTAATTTTAAAAGCTATAGTACAAATTAAATGAACTACCATAGTAATAAAAGTTATAATTGTAAATATTTTTGAAAATTCATATTTTTTCCTGGTCATTGTATTCTGAAATTTAATTTGATTATTTTTATCTATATTTACTTTTTTATCCATAGATTTCTCTCCTTTAATCTATTTTAATTATTTTATTTTTATTATCCCATGAAACTTTTTTACCCATAGTTTCATAAGAATTTCTTAATTCAACAAAATGTTTCCCATTTTTAACTAAATAATCTAAATTAATAGATTTTAGAAAATCTGTAAATTCAATATAAGATTTTCCATCCTTGATAAATCCATCTAATTGTTCAAAATTATCGTTAATAATTAAATTTAATTTGTCTTTAGATTTATTAATTGGAATAGTAGTATTTGTATTTATTTTATCTTGAATATTAAATGCTTTATCAAAATATTCGCCATAAATATCCATATAAAGACTAATTAAATCTTCACTTATCATACTTCTATCAATAATAGAAATGCCTATATTTTTTTCATTTCCTATATATTTACCGTTTTTAGTAATACCAATACCTTCTCTAAACTTACTATAATCACTCATATTTTGCTTTTTATCATGTAATATAGTTAAACATCCAGTAGACCATGAATATCTTGAATTATCATATGCTGAAGTTCTATGATGTATATTTATTCCTGTTGAATAGCTTATACCACTATTTCTAATCACATTAACTCTACCATTTCTATATTCTAACTCACAAGCAGTTTCAGGTTTACTTTTACCATGATATTTAGTATATAGTTTATTTGAACCAATCATAGTAGTAGGTATTGGAGTGCCACCATTGTATTTTTTTAATTTATTATCTAAATCTTGTGGTTTATCAGGTAATGTACTAGCATTTTGTGAATAATAAACTAATTCGTTCCCATGAAACACGAATACACAAGCACCTAATCTTCCATTTGGATGATATTTATTCTTAGTACCTTTATAACTTCCTAATCCTTCAACAAATAGCGCCACATTTTTTTCACCATTTATTGAATCCATTACTAAATTATTTTTATGATACCATTTTTTTAATATAGACATTCCTATTTGTTGTAAATTCATCAGTATTTCTCCCCTTTTTACTCATATTCATAAAAATGTTTAAAACTAATATTATCTCTAAAAACTAATTTTAATTCTTTAACTTTTTCATCTCCAATTCCATTGATTACTTTTAAATTATCTATATTACAATTTTTATTATTAGATAAATATATAACTATTTCATCTACTAATCCATCATAATTTTCACTATATAGAGCAGCTCTTATTTCTTCTCTTGTAGCATTATGAATATTTTTTTTATTTAAATGCAATCCAAAAAACAAAAATGTAAAAGATATTACTATTATTAATACAATTAATAAAGTTATTGCACATTTATTAGATTTTGGTTTCATATTATTCTTCCTTTCGTAAAGTCAAAAATGTAGAAATAAACATTAATAGTATTCCTGCATTTGCTAATATCCATTCAAAAATATAAAGTAATGCCATATTATAATTATACATAATAATATTTAATAATTGAAAAATTTCACTCATTGCAACAAATAAAAAACCTATTTTTAGATATATAAATCCATTGTAATTCGTTAATCTATAAAAAATATAAAATGCAATTAATGTATGACAAACTTCAAATAAAATATCTAATGGTAAATATCCAATTATTTGTAATCCTTGCATACCAATATGGCTACCATCTAGTCCATATCCATATAAGCTACATCCAAACATTAATATAAAAATAAACGTAACCATATTTGTACCTATTCTTAATTTTTTACTATTTTTACCAATATCACACTTACGCATTATATATTCTATTGCTTGTAATTGTTTAAAAAATACAAAAGTATCTAATAAATGAATTGTTAAAACAAAACTACTCATATCTGTAAATTCACTAGTAAAATATATTACAAATGTAAATGCAAGAATAATAAAACTAACTCCAAAATTAAATATAAATTCATGATTCTCTTTTGCTTTCTTCCATGACAGTATAGAAGGAATACCAATATATACACAGCATATAATAAAAACCAAACTAGTGATTATGCCTATTAAATTCATCTGTCTTTCCTCCCAACATTATTGTCATATTTTTTATGATATCTTTATTTTTAACTTCAAAATTTTCTCTGTTCTTTTTAATTTTTTCACTATTAATTTGTATCGAATTTGCAAATTGATATAGCACCTTGTCATTGATTTTTTTATTTTTTGAATGGCAAACAAATGTCTTAATAATTACATATATAAGAATAATTGTTAAAATTACTAATATTAATAATCCTATAAAATTAATCACGTTTACCACCACCTAAATAAGCTTGTAAAAGTGAAGTTAAAACATTGGTTTGTTGTACAATATTATCACGATTTTCTTTTGAAAGTGCCATGATTTCTTCTCTCATTTTCTCATTATCTTCGTTGGTTTTTTCTATACTTTGTACTACTAAAGTAATTAAATTATTCATTTGTTCATTAGATTGTAACGTTTGTTTCGTTAAATCATCTAATGCTTTAGATAAAGCCATATATACCCCATCTGATTTTTTCTTTTTTTTATTATCTACTGAAGGTATCTTATCCAATATTTTACCGCCCCATTTTGATACAATTAAAATTAATAATATTACTACAACTGCATATGGAGTTAATTTTTCTATATTATTCATTAAAATTTCCATTTTATCACCTATCTATATAAATTTTACAATTATTTTCTTTACAATATTGCTCTGCTTTATTTTTATCTGTAAAGAATTCTTCAACAACATAATAAAATTGTTTTATTTTTCTAACAGATTTACCATTAGTTTGTTTAAAACTTCTGATAGGTTTTTTGTTTAATGCTAAATACCACTTACCATTATTAGAAGGTAAATATTTATCAGTTATACCCCACATTTCAAATATCATATTATTATCATGTGCAATTAAAAACTCCCCACTATTTCCCCAATTTTCACCCCAAGAATTCAAAACAATATAATAAACTTTTCCATCTATCTCTGTATAACCAATAACTGTCATACAATGACCTCCATGTACTTTATCACCTTTTTTACTATCATGAAGAATATAATTTTCTTTATTTAAATGATAAAATTCCTCACCTTTAATTTTTACGCCAATAGTACAAGCTCCATTTAAAAATAAGGATTTTTTAACATCATTTACATTATTTAAAGTATAATAACTTGTAATTCTATAATTTTTTGCATTTGACAAAATACTATTATTAATATTATCATTAAATATTTTATATAATCTAGGCACTTCAATATTATAATCAAACATCTCTTTTTCACAAATGCCATTATTTTTTAATATTTTCATAGCTTCTCTTTGTATCATACCTTCGCCTTGCCAATATCCATTTTTTCTATTACCATATACAAAACCGACAGAAAAATCTTTAAAAATATTTTCTTCTTTATAAGTCGTTATATGTGTGATATTTGCACAAGTATGAGCCACGCAACTATTTACATGTCCTTGGTGTAATACTTTATTGTATTCACTCTTATAATTTTTAGGGACAATTAAATTATTTGGTATAATATCTTTACAAATATAATCATTAGCATCAAAAGGTGATTTTATACAGCCATTAAGTTTAAACTTATCTATCATTATAATTCAATCCTCCCTATATTTATTTTATAATTTTCATCAAAATAAGTGTAATATAATTCACTTCCACACAAAATTAAGTGTATACATTCTTCATTGCTTAAAATATTAATTTCCTTTAAATAATTATCATATAAAAATAATTCGTTGTTTGTATTTATATAATATATTTTATTGCCACAAATCGCATAATTAATTACATCTTCTAAGAATATAACGTTATCTTTATACAAATAATTATCTATAATAAAATATAATTTATCATTGATATAACTACAAGTTTCTACATTCTTTTCATACTCATAAATCTTTCTATTCTTAATATAGTAAACACTTTTGTTAGTAATACTTAAATTAACATAATCATCTTGATAAATCATATAATAGTCTACAGAACCTATCTTATGTTTTAATACTCCTTCTTTGATTTTATATTCCCATGTTTCAAAATCAATATCTTTAAAATAAAGTATGTCATCATAAGCATAAATTAAATCTGTATTACCATCAAAAATAATATCAATTTCTTTTGTGTTTAAATTTATACTCCTTAATTTTTCATCTGTTAAGTCATTAAAATATAAAATATCTTTATAAACAAATAAATTCCATACTTCATGATTATATAATAATTCTTCGTTTTTATATAAATATCCATTATCATTACTATTATGATAATATAAATCTTTATTATATTTATATATATAATTACCATTTTGAAGATTTAAAAAATTAATTTGAGTATAATCTTTGTTTGATTCATAATTATTTAAAAATAAATCTTTATAATCATGATTTCCATAAATATCCTTTTGTTCCCCATTAATATAAAATCCTAACTTACTTAAATCTCCATCTGTTCTTATAAAATTTGCTAACAATTCATTAAAATCTTGTTGATAATTCATAGCATAATTCAAATCAATCTTTATATTATCAATATATAAAAATGAATTACTAGCAAACGTTATTGAAAATCCTAAAAATATTATTAATAAAAAACTTACAAATATTTTCCTATACATATATTATCCATCTCCTTTATTTTTTGTCATTTACTTCACTCCCAACTTTTATTTTATCTACATTCATCTGTAACCATTGCTCTGTCATAATTTTATTTTCTAATAAATCATATACACTATCATAAGGTCGATTTTCGATAATTCTATTTGCTTTTACTTCACCTGTGCTATATAATTCTGTCATCAATACTTCTTTTTTACAAGTATTGATATTTATTTTCTGTTCAGGTATAAATAAATTAAAAAACATACAAAAGACAAGTATTAAAATAAGAGTGAGAAAGAACATTCCCACTCTATTATACAAACTTATTTCAAGCAATTCTTTAGAATTATATTTGTCTACCATATGAAGATGTTTATGTTTATTAATCGTAAACAAATTCATACTTTCAACTCCTTAATCTGGGAATTTTTCATTTATTAAAGCAAGACATTTATTTTTTTCATCTAAATCTATATAATTCCCATCGAACCATGTGTTCACCATATCTATATAATATGTTTTTGTTTTACTACTTAATTGAATATCATAAGAAATTGTGTTATATAATGAACTATTTAAACCGAATTCATTTATCTTCATAGTCTACACTCCTTCCAATACGGCTATTCTTTGTTCTAACTCTGCATTCTTTTTCATCAAGTCTGTAATCACAGTTGTCATTTGTATATCACTTGTAATTTTTTCTAATTTTTCAATTTCTGGATTTAAACTATCTTTAAACATTTTATCAAATAATACATCATAATATCCTGTGATTTCTTGTAATGTTTGACTATCTTCAACTACTCTTTGAATTTCAATTTTATCATAAACGTAATTTGTTGTATCTACTCCATTTACTTGAATAATTTCTGTTTTTTCTATTTTACATAATGTAATACACCAACAACTCTCTATTTGTGTTATAGACATTCTTGTAGGCTCTATAATTGATGAAATATTATTTGTTACTACCGTATTAGAATGTTGCTTAATAATTGTTTCATTTTGAGCATCTTGTAGATTTTTTTGTTCTAATTCTAATTGTCTTTGTGCTATTTCTTCTTGTGTAAATGCAACTTCTTGCACTCCATCATTAGAGATTATTAATTTATCTGCCATTATTTCACCCCCAATAATGTAAATGCTGAACCTGTTGCAAATTCTCCAGGACTTTGCAAAAACAATTGAATACTAGACAAAGTTACTGATTGTTCAAATAAACATCCATGACCTATAAATACGCTCGTACTATAACATTTATAATTTAATCCTAAATTTCGCATTTCTCCATAAGGAAGTATATCAATTTCTACTCCTGTAAACCCATCGCTTGTAAATAATGATGATATTCCCCTAGGTATATCTATCGAACCTCCATTAGATGTACTTCCAGAATATCTAGGCGTAGAAGGTGCGTCCCCATAAATTAATGAACTCCTGTAATTTGAAGTTAAATTATTAAATCTTACATTAAATTGATAGAGTCCATTAGATTTAGCTTTTATAATTAATTTTAAAATTTTATAAGTAGATAAATTTAAGTTTTCAAAATTTATCTGTGAGGTATTACTTACTAAAACAACACTAGATACCGTTTCCCACGCTCCGCCTTGTTCATCTTGCCAACTAGGTAAACCGCTATCTAATTTTAAAACTTGTCCGTCTGTCCCTTTTGGTAATCTTGTATCTCCATTATTATAAATAAGTATATCACCATTTGTTGTAAGAGGTGAGCCCGTATTGTCGTTTACTTCATTTATTGCATTAACTATACTACTTTTATCTGTAGTATTTAAATTACTTCTTACTCCAATAGCTGTATCTAAACTATCTTCTGTCCCATCAGTACTTAAAACTACATCCGCACCTGTAATTGGGTGTAAAATATCAGTATAATTACTGTTTGGGTCTCTGATTTCTACATTTTTTATAGCCATATAAAAAATCACACCTTTCTATTATTAAAATTAACTTTTTACAATTTTTACCATGCTTACAAACGTTGAAATTTCAACGTTTTAAATTTTCAAAAAGTCATTAAAACCTTACTTTTATTTACTGCTATACTACTTTTAACCATAAGCCACATTTTGGTTGATTAGCTCCTACCGTCACAACATTCTCAATTTCAACATCTGCTACTAATTTACTTCCATCACTTTTCATCGTCAACATAGGTATTTCAGCTGAACCAGTTGGATTTGCTGAAAAGATTGTGTCATGATTTTGTTGGGTAGAGATGTATGATATGTCATTTGATGACTTGTGATAGAATCTTAAATCTTTTCCACTTCCAAAACTTAAATAATAGTTATCAGGGAAAGTTGGAGAACAATAAAAATAAGATAAATTATATAAAAATGAAAAAAATCCAAAACTCCCATAAATACGTGAAAATCTTCTACTACCATTTCCTAAATTACATCCACCATTATTTGGTATTATATCCCCTTCTAGTTCTGTTGTACCACTTAACGGAATCATATTATTCCACTTTGTTTTTTCTATACTAGTAACGTGGACATCCTCATTATTAATATGATTATTTAATGTCACATTTGATGCTTTAGAAGTTATCTGATTTATTAAATTCTTTTCTGTACTAGTAACATGGATATTAGAATTATTAGAATGGTTTTCAAACACCTCTTGATTAACTTTATTTAATACATCATCCCATTTTTGTTTTTCTATACTAGTAACATGCACACTACTATTAGTAATATGACTTTCTAAATCATTATGCATATTTGTATAATCAATACTGGCTGACTCTGATAATGCTTCTAATTTATCTTTTAAATTAGTAGTAAAATCCTCCGTTGATAAACTTTTACCGCTAATTTTATCAACTTTATTTACAACCTGATTCCATTTTGTTTTATCACTAAAAGTAGTATGCATAGTTGCATTACCTATATGATTCCCTAAATCTATAGCATTTGCTTTTAAAGTTACTTTATCCCAATTATTTATTTTAGAAGAATCAATAGTATCTAAAATATTTTTATTGCTATGCTGATGTAAATATTCATTCAAATAGGTTTTATTATAATATAATGATTGTATTTCACTTTCTGTATAATATAAATCATTATGGCTATGATTAGATGGTGTAAATGTACTAGGTTTATTCTGAATATGTGTCCATTCAACATTTGTATCATTTGCACCAATTTCTTCCCAATGAAAAACTCCAGTGTCTTTATCTGTCCATGTATAAACGATATTTTGAGACAGAACAATTCTTAAATCTCCATCTTGATTATTATTTAAAGGCAAATCAGAAAAATTTTCTACAGGAGGTTTCCAACTTCCATCAGCTAATTGAGGTTTTCCAGAAATATTTTCCCAACTAATAATTGACTCATTTGTTAATTTATTATCTATTTCATTTTTTAAACTACTATTTAAATCATCTTTTGTGATAGAAATATCTGTAATTTGACTATATGGTAATGTTGAATTACCGTCTAATTTGTTATCCAATTCATTTTGCAAACTTAAACTTAATTTTTCTTTTGTAATATTTATTCCTACAATATTATTAAAATTTAACTGTGAATCGCTGTCTAATTTTGAATTTATTAAAGATTTTAATGTTTCAGCTAAATCATTATAAATAATATTTTTATTCGTTATATTATTATAATTTAATTTAGAATTACTATTAATTTTATTTTGCATAATCTGTAATAAATTATTAATATCTACACCTAAATCACTTAAAGATATATTTACATTTACAACATCACTATATTCTATTTTATCTGTTTTATTTCTTTTATTATCTATTTCTTCTTTTAATGAATCACCTAATAAATGTTTATCAATATGTTTACATTTATTTTTTTCTTTTTTCTTTTCATTAATAATTTCATTTCCCCAAACTGCCATTTAAAAATCATCTCCTAAGGTATAATTTTAAACCAAACAGCTTTATTATTAACTGGACGAGTTTCGCTCACATAAGCCAAACCTTCAACTTCATCTACCCCATCTACTTCATGTGTTATACCATGTTGTCCAATCAAACCTAATTTTACAAAAACTTTAAAAGTTATTTCAGTTCCATCTGTTTCTGGAATTGTTAATGCAATACGAGTACTAGAAACCTCATCTAGTCCACCACTAGCTTTGCTTCTAATTAAGGTATCATTAATAATAGCTTCTATTCTATTATTATTAACTTCATATTCTACACCATCTATCAAATCAAAGTTCTGGTATCCTTCTACTGATAATGGTTTTGTATACTCTACATCATTTGTATCTTTATATGTGAAAGTATTATCACCATTATCCGCATGTACGATTGTAAATACATTATATCTAATTTCAGTAGTACCCCCAACTATTGAACCAGATAAAGCTGCTACTGTTGCATTTGTTGAATCTAATCCATTTTGTAATGTATTATCTCCATCTTGTCTAAGACTTGCTTCAGTCACAACTGCATCTGCATTTACCTTCATTTGAGTATCTATTTTATCCATATTATCTTGCTGTTTAGAGATAATCAAACTATGAACATCACTTGCATTATATTTATCAAGATTATAATTTGTTGTTGCCAATATATGTCACTCCTTTCATTAACTATAATTTTCTATTTATTTCACATCTATCTAAATTACCATTTGTAATTACAACATTTACTTTATCTCCTACCACTATTGATACTCCTTGTAAAATAGTTACATTCGTTAAAATATTTGTATCGAATTTTATACTTGCGACACTTCCACTTACAGCGGTTACTTCCGCTTTTCTATATTCTGTTTTTATAGCATTACTAATTACATTATTAGTTGATTCTTTCATAGATTCGACTAATGAATTCACAAGCTCTGTAGCGATTGATTTTGGCATATATCATCACCTCATTTTATAATAAAACTATATCTACATTATTTCTAGTAGCAGTACAATTGATTGTCATAATTCCGTCGTGTGTTAAAGGAGAATCTATTTGATTTATAATACAACGTTCATTATCCAAATCTAATTTTTCATCTGTAACTGTGATTATATCTCCTTCTTGTAGTAAATCAATTGGCACACATTCTATTACAATAGTTTTATATGTTTGTTTAGCTTTATTTAATTCATGTGTAGCTCTTAAATTTGCTAAATTATTATTGTAAATATTTTCATCTCTTAATACTGGCATAGGTTTTAACCCAATATTATTAACATAAGTATCTGATAGTGGGTCATCATCTTGTGCTATTCCTATGAAAGTATCTCCGTTTTCAGTATCTCCTATTACTTTTACATAATTATAAGTGCCTGCAAAATCATAAGTTACTTTTCCTTTAATATATAAAGTTTCATCTTTTTTATTTGCACGAAAATCCCATACCACAGGAGCTGAATTTTGTAAAACTGGATTATTCAAAGTAGGTATCCCATTTCTATCAAAATAAACCATTTGTGAAAATGGAGTACATAATTTATCTACTAACATTGTACCATATGTGCTATTCCAATCTACAGTAATAGTGTAAGGAGTTGTAACGCTATCAAAATAAGGATTAATATTTACAGGAGTGGTTATTCCAGCATCTAAAAATATTTGTCTAATTAATGTTGAAAAATTTGAACCTACAGGAAAAGAGTAAATATCTATTAAAGCACCATTTGTTGTTCCGTCTAGTGTAGCAAATTTATCATAGGCTGTAAAAGAAATTGTATTATTTGCAAAATCATGTTCTAATGTTGGATTACCTAAAACGTAAACACCTTGATTAACAAAATAATCCGTCCCGTCAATTCTTAATCCTGTTCTAAGTTTAAATCCATTATTATACCAAATTAATCCATATCTTCCTTTTGGGATATAATCTCCTGTAATATTTTGAAGAGTTAGATTAATAGTCCTTCTAATACCATTTTTATATGACATTGAAATATTTCCACTTATTACATCTCCAATGACTTGTCTTATAACATTAGAATTTTCATCTGTCCATTCTATTTGAGCAATAGGAAATCTATTTTTTGCTTTTAATGCATTTCTATATAATACTAAGTTGCTTGTAGCGTTAGCCATGCACCCTCATCTCCTGTCTGTATAATATCAAAACTAATATCATAAGGTTGTACTCCTATAATGTCCATAAATTTTTTATTTATATTTAAAGTTTCTACCATCATAATATCTCCTGTAGAATCTTTTAATATTTTAGGTTTATTATTATTTATAAAATTTTTAATATTATTATATCTAGCTAAATCTAAGACTAAATTATTATTAACACATTCAAATGGTTTTGTAGTAATAGACATTCTCTGCCCTTTACCTACTGAATGAGATACGATTGGATAATCTGTATAAGTTTCGTATATATAAGATTTTTTATTTACTGAAATTTCAGAAGTACTATTATCAGCAAAAAAATGATAACTTTCTATCCCATCTGTTAAAATCCAACCCCAAAAATCTAATGAAATACTATTACTATCTACCCCTAATCCTTCTCCACTTGATGTTATAGCTGAAACTGTATAAATATAACTTGTATTATTAGTAGCTATAGTATCTAAAAATTGCAACTGTGTTTTTGGTAAATTGTCAGCAATTAATACACCAGTAGTTTCACCTACTACTCTTCTTCTAATCCTCCATCCAATAATTGGAATTCCTATAATTACATTCCCTGCGCCTAAAGTATTATCTAAAGTAGCCCTATAATCAGTATTTACACCCCAATTTGTAATTGTATTCACATCTTGATTCAACATTTCTGTTTCAGTAAATTGTTTTGTATAAACATGCAAATGGTCTACTAAACTATCTCCATACAATCTTAATGAATCATGCTCACTTGTAGGTTTTAAATCAATAACCTCATTAATCACAATACTTTCGGTTGGACTATCTAAGCGAATAAAAGCTCTATCTTTAGTTAGTTGCACAAACATAAAATTTCCAATATTATTACTATCCATATTAAAAATAGTTTGAGTTAAAAAATTTCCAATTGGGTCATTTAAAAAATCATTTGTTTCAAATGGTGTTACATAATTTGTTTCTTGTCTATTCCCTTCGCTATCTATAAAATAAAATACTCCTTCGTTATTAATATTTCTCCCATATCCAAATTCAATAGTTCCTGTATCATCTTGGATTTCAAGTATTTTACCATCGTAATCATGAGATATTTTCTGATACCATGTTAATGTAAAATCATCTTGGTTAATTGGTTCAGTATATTCTAAATAAGCTCCGCTATCTAAATCAACCCCATTATTAAATTTTGCAGGTTGGTAACTAAAAGTACCGCTTACCGTACCTAAAACTTGTTTAATATCTGCATAATCTATCGTAATTATTCCCTCACTATTATTTGCTGTTGCAATAACTTCTGCTGTTGTATCTGGATTAGTATAAGATATATTAAATCCGACAATGGCACTCTCATTACTTAAATTATTTTGCGCCGCTACATAAGATTGTACTTTAAAACTCTCTCCATTTACCATATTTTTAAAAGTATATTTAGAATTTGGATAATCAAATGGAAATAATTGTCCAGTATCTTCGATTAAATTACCATTATTATCAAATAACCTGTATCCAAAAAATTTTATAGTACTACCTTCGAGTTGACTATATGTTGAAGTGAACTCATAATCTTGAGTAGTCAAAGTTTGTCCTTCTATAATATTAGATAATGTAATTGTAGGTTTATTATTTAATATAATAGATATAAAAGAACTATCTGCACTATCACTACCATTCCATGTTGTAACCATCCATTTTAAAGCTATATTTGTAGATAAAGTTCCGCTAGTTACAATGTGTTGACTAACTGCCGAAGTAATTTTTGTGCTATCATACACAATTGTATTATTATCAACTCTTCTAATTATTAATTGGAAATCTGTCTGTGGACTTCCGTTTGCAACCCATTTTAATGTTATGTCTTGTGTTGTATCTAAAACCCCTTCAGGAGATAAATCTCTTGCTCCATAAATTGTAGCCAAAATATTTCACCACCTTTATTTTTATAGAGTTGTTGCTCAAAATAAATTCAAACAACAACCCTTATATTATTTATGTTTATAAATTGTTACTTTATTATGAACTTCTTTGATAACATCATTAAAATCTGCATTAGGATGCTTAACATCAATATTTTTAATAACAATATTATCACCTTTATACATCCCTTCACTTCCACCAATTCTACTAGGAATTGGTATTACTGCTGGACTATTGCTTATTGATATATCAGATAAATTACCGATTCTACCAAAGATATTCTCCATATCTTTAAATTTCTCAATATTATCTAATAATTTTTGTCCAGTTAATTCTAATGTATCAATCAAAAGTTCATTAGCAGGCACTAGATTTCCTGTAATAATTTCCGCCCCTTCTTTATACATATCATTAGTAATTTTTCCCACTTCTGCTAGTTTTTTAAGAGCTAGAACATTATTCTCTTCTTTTTGAATTTCTTTTTCTATAGCTTGAATTCTTAAATCAATATCTCTATTAAATTTATACGTGTCAAATTCTTTTCTACTTTCCGACAAATCTTTATTTGCTTCTTGCAATTCAAGAGTAGTATTTTTAATTTCTTTTTGATTTGCTTGAAATTCAAAACCTTTACCTGTAAATACTTTAATATTTCTTTCTTTTCTTAAATTAGCTAATTTTTCACGAATATTTAAAACCTTTTGCTCCGCATCTGCTATTTTTTCAATAAATTCAGCTTCTTTATCAGCTTCAGTATTACCTTTTTTCATTGCTTCTAGTCTTTTAATTTGAGCATTTTTTAGTTCTTTATATATTCTTAATTCTTCATCTAATTCATCATTAATTCTGTCTATTTCTTGTTCTTTTAATTTATTATTAATTTCTTCTACAGCAATTTCTGAATCCAATAAAGAATTTTTATATTTTAATAATTGTTCATTTAATAAATTCCACTCAAAAGAACCTACTTCTAATTGTGCCATTTGGCTCTCTAAAGTTTCAACATTCTCTTTTAAAAGATTTTGTTTTTCTTTTTCATTCGCTAAAGTATTACTATCTAAATCAGCTGTTTCCCCTCGTAACTCTGCAAGTTTTAATTCTTTTTCCCTTAAAGAATTTGTACTTTCTATCATACTTAATTCTTTATCCATAAACTTAAATTCAGTTTCATATCTCTGTTTAATTGAATTCCTTAATTGTTGTTCATAAGATAATCTTTGATTATAAGCATCATTTAATTTAGATTGAATAATTGCCTGTAATTCGGCATTATCTTCATTTGCTAAATATTCTTCTTCAAGAGCTTTAATATATTCATTTTGACTATTTATTAATGCTTGATTTAGTTCAATTTGTTGTTCAGATATTTTAATACTTGCATTTTTACTCACTTCATTAATAGCTAATAATTGTTCTTCGACTGATTTTCCAGATACTCTGATTTCTTCAAATGTATTTTGTAATCCATCTTGAATATCTTTAATATTGGATTGATATTCTTTCATGTCAAAATCAAATTCAAATTTAGGCAAATTCATCTGTAGTTGTTGCATTTCGTTTACAATCTCACCTGTAGTTTGTTTTGCTAAATTTAATTCCGCCACACGCTCATCAATAGATAAGTCTTGTATTGATTTTGTCCATGCAGTAAAATTCCTTAATAAATCTCCAACATCTTCAATTTCTCTAAAATCAGTACCCAATAAATTTTTAGCAGATTCTACACTAAAACCATATTCACTTGCTAATTTACCTTGAACAGCAGACAAGCCTTTACTTTCTAATACTTCTCCACCAGTCCCTTTATCCACTCTTTCCCCAAAAAGCCTTTTTACAAGATAATCTTTATCTAATCTATTATGACTCACACCTGTAAATAGATTTGTTTTGAATATATTATCTATCCAATTATTAATTGTTTCTTCGAGATTTTTAGATGTAGAATTAACTAGATAAGATTGAATATTTTTAGCTATTGCATAAAAATCGCCTTCTAAAGCATCATCATCAAAATCTACAAAAGGATTAGTTTCAGTTCCAGAATATCCAAATATTTTTTCGTAAAATTTATCGTCTATACCATGTTTTTCAACTAATTCCATTATTTTTTCAAATATTACTGCCCCAGTTTCATCCATGTAATCATTAATGTCAGAACTTGTGCTTTTTAATTGAGATGGGACATTTAATTGCATGCCTTTTGGTTGCATAGAATTAGTATTTGCTTGTAAAATAATTTCTGGAGGAATTAAACTATTTGGGAATCTTTGGTAATAATCATTTAAAACATTTTGATTTGCAGAACTATAATTACCACTAGATACCGAACCACCTAAATTCCCAGTCGCAGACAACATTGATTGTAAAGCTTCTTCACTACCATTTGCGAATTGTACAACAAAGTCCAACATTTTTTGATAGTGTTGAGTAGCTAAGTTTTCTTCTGCTCCATAAGATAACATTAATCTACGTTCTAAATCCGCCCTGTGATTCATTAAATCTTGTATTTCTTTATTATAACTAGCTTTAGTTTCGCTAATTTCTTGACTATTAGCTTCTCTTCTTAAACTATTTATTTCTTCAATTCTATTTTTTTCATTGTCAAAAATATTTTTAAATGCATCTTGTAATCCACCAAAATCTAATTGATTTCCAATAAAATTTTCACCTAAATCAATATCTAATCCACTTAAAAACCCTTCCATAAGTGGTACTAATTGAGAATCTAATAAATTAATTTGTTCTTCAATTTCAGAAGTAATATCTCCAAAATGTTTTGAAATAACATCAATTTTTAATTTTCCAATTTCTGTTACTAATTTTTGTGCATTTAATTGTGCAGTAGTGATAGAATCACTAACTTTTTCCATATTATCTGCTAGTTTTGATTTTTCTTCTGAAGATTGTGCTTGTTGTATTAAAGTTTGTAGTGTAGCGTATTCTCTATTTAATTCGTTTGTGACTTGTAATTGAGAATTTAATTGTTTTGTTAACGCCTCAAAACCACCTTCTAAATCTCCCACACTTAATAAATTATCAGCATATTTACTAGCATTATTTAATTCATCCGCAAAATCTTTAATATTTTCAACAGTAATTTTGATTTGATTATTAAAATTTTCAATTCTACGTTCTTCAATGATTTTTGCTAATTCTTTATCTGTTTCTTTTATATCATCTCTAATTTCTTTAATTAAATTATCAATTTCTTTATTATAATCTTGAATAGCCTTTTGAGCTGTCCACCATGCACCAGAAGTAGACTCTATAGACTTTTCAAGTTTAGTATATTCCTCGCTACCCACTTTAAGATTAGCTAAATCTCTTCTTCTAGCTTCATTTAACACATGTTGTGCCTCTTGTAGATTTTTAGTTTCTTCAACTTGTTGTCTGATTAATTTTATCTTTTCACGCTCATTATCAGTCAAAGATTGCTTCGTCTTTAAAATAGCAATTTTATTCTCTATTTCAGCAATTTTTGCAAGCTCTTTATAGTATGCAGTTGCTTCTTTAGTTTTAGATGATGATTTTTTGTCTTTACCAAAATATTTTTCTTGAAGGTCTAGTAAATCTTGTAAATCTTTTTTTGCCCCATCTAATGCACTAGTATCAATAACGTCTTTAAATGTACCACTATTTATTGTATTCAAAATCGCCCTACTCATATTAAGAGTAGCATCGTCCGCAACACCTTTCATGCCATAGTATTTTTGCATAACTCTATCTATAGCAGAAGACTCAATTTCCATTGCACTTAATCTTTTTTGAGCTTCAATAATTACAGCTTCAGTTTCTTTAATTTGATATTCTATAACTTTTTCAGAATATTCAGGGTATTTTTGAGCAAGAGTATCTAATTGTTCTATAGAGAATTGCATCATTTCTTGATGTTCTTTTTCTTTGTCTGTAAGTTCTTCTATCTCATCTGATGTATCACTAACTTTATCTTTTAAAGAATTTAAAGCATCTCTTTGATTAGTGTAAGCATTAGTTAATTTATTAGATTCATGCATCTCCACTTTTTCTAATAATTCAAAAGTTTTCATTATTTCATGGAGTTTATCTAACTCTTTTTGTCTATTTTCAATCCTACGATTATATTCTGACTCTTTACCTGTTTCTCCAATCTTGCTAAACTTTTGTGATATTTTTTCAAATCTTATTAACTCCTGGTTGATATCATCAATTCTTTTTTCAACATCTGACTTATTACTGTAACCCTCATCAATTAATTTATTTCTTAATCTTAATTCTAATAATTCTTTTTCTTTCTCTGTTAAATTATCAAAATTATCTATTTGTTTTTCAATTTCTGTATTCGTGTCTTGCAAACTTGTTTCTAATTTTTTATTAGAATCTATTATTTGTAATATCATTGGTATTAATAAACTTAAACCAAATGTTAATCCACTAGCAGATAAATTAAATCCATTTACAGCCCCAGCCGCAATCTCTGCACTTGTTGCAATACCTAATAAATTTAAAGAAAAATTATATAAAGCCTTTATACCACCTATCAAAGCTTCTTTTTTAAAAATTAATATTGCTAATGTTAATGCCAATAAAACCGTATTTGTTTCTCCAATTGATTGTGTTAATCTATCAAATATTTCAATAAATTTAGTAAAAGCTTCTATAGTACTTTTTACAGTATCAGAACTAATAAAATGACTCCAAAATTCTTGTGTTGTTTTATCTAAAATTTTCATTTTACCTTCGATACTATCTAAATACTTCTCTTGTTCTACTCTAGCACTTCCAGCTGAGTCTATGCTTGCTTGGGTCGCTTTTTCTACATTCTCAAAATTTTGCAATATTGCTTCTAATACTGTAATTTGTCTTTTTCCAGCAACTAAAGAGCCTACATATTGTTTTGTTTTAGATTCTAAATTTGGGTATATTTTACTTAAATCTTGCAAAATTTCATAAGTACTTCTTAAATCTCCATTAGCGTCTTCTATAGGTATTCTAACTGTTTCCCCACTAATTAATTTCAAACTATCAAATGTTTTCTGTAGTGTTGGGAGTAGATTTTCTCCTTCTTCACTTACCCCTCTAATCCTTTGCGTTAAAACATTTATTCCAGAAGATGCCTTCTCCCAATTTTGTAAGATTTCAACCGCACCAGTCATTAAACCAATCGTTTCATCTAAACTATTATTAGATTGATTAGATGTTGCAGATATTCTCATTAAACCATTTGATAATTGACTTGTATTTACCGCAAATCTATTTGATACTTCATTCAATCCATCTATAACATGTTCAGAATCTTTTGCTTGAAGCTCAAATCCTTTCATTATTGCAACCAAACTTGTCGTTGCTTCTTCTATGGTATTTATACCATCACCAATATTTTGTAAAATTAAAGCCTTTTCGCCTAATTTAATAGACTCTTCTAATGTAAAATTCATTCTAGCAAATGCACTTGTTGCCTTAATAGCATCTACACCAGAACTTCCTGTCGCTTCTGCCATTTGAAATGCAGTATCAGTAAATTTTTGATAAGTAACATCTGTCTCATCAGTAACTTTTTTTAATTCAACCAGAGCGGTATCTAATTCTCTAATAGTATCTATACCTTCGCCTATTGCTCTTATAGCTCCATAATAAGCAACAGTTACCGCAGACCATAATCCAAATTTAATTGCAGCATCTTTAATACCAGTTGCAAACGAAGCAGTTTCTTTACTAGCAACTGATATGGCTTTTGAACTATTTTGAGCTCCATTTTTTATATTTTTAAATTCAGAACCTAATAATTTCATTTTCTTTTCTAAATCTGGAGTATTTATACTTAATTCAGATAAAGATTTTTGAAAAGAATCTAAAGCACTTTTATCATATAATCCTTTTAAATTACCTGATTGTAAAGAGGTAATATTTCTAGTTTGTAACTCTTTAAATAATCTTATTTTTAACTCTAAATCTTCTAATTGCTTCTTTTCAGATATTTCATTTTTTTTTGATAATTGTAAAACCTTTTCGTGTTCTTTTCTTTCTCTTTCTGTTAATTTTAAAGATTTTTCTATGATTGAAGATGTAGTGTTCAATTCTTTTGCGATATTGTTAATTACTTGTTTTCTTTGTTTTTCATAATTAACTTGATTTTCTAATTCTTTTGTAACTCTTGAAACATCTTTTTTTACCTGTTGTTCCGATGTACTATCAAGTCCAAGTTTGACTTTAACATCTATCTTTTCATCAGCCAAAATACAATCACCTACCTTTTTCTACATATAAAAAGAAAGGCTACTTTATATTATAGCCTTTCTTTGACATTTTAAAATTTATTAACTTCTTAACTTTCATATCAACATTTTTTTGAGCCAATTGAATGAAATATGCAGGGGTATAATCCACTATTCCATGATGCCCATAATTCATCCAATAATCTATTAAATCCCTCATATCATACCCAGTAACCCAACTTGAATGTTCTGTATATGGTTCATATGACATCTGATTCGCATCTACAAACCCAGTGATTTCATAAGAGCTGTTATTAATTTTATTCGTTTTTGCTATTACAGAATTTCTTAATCCATAAGTTCTATCATAATAATCACTCTCTGGAACACTATATACTGTATCATCTATAGCATTTCTCAACTCATTGTCAACTAAGTTGGGTATATCATGTCTTGCAATATCTTCTAAATCCTTTTGCAACATTCTGATTTTTTGTTTCATTACTTGTTCAACTGTAGCCATTATTTTTTTACACTTGTTGGTTTATTAACAAATTCCTTAATTTTATTTACCTTCTCAATATTTGAAAAATCTAAATCTTTCAAATCTTTTACAATCTCTTTTACATTTCCTATTTCTGTAAATTTTAAAACTTTTGAAATTAAATTTTTATAACTAAAATTAAAATCAACTTGTTTTTCTAATAATTCATTTAATAAAATTAAATCTTTTTTATCTATCTTTTTCTTAATATTTTGAATAATGTCTAAATATTCTTCATATTTATCTAATAATAATTCATCTTCTTTTAATTCTTCATATATATCTATATTTGCATAAAATAATAATAAATTAATATCATAATGTATTTTAAACATTACTGAATTAAATTTACCATCCATTGATTCTATCATATCATTAATAAAACAATATTTCTTAGAAGTGCTAATATTTTTATTTACTTTAATACCTTTTGACTTATTTTTTTTTAATATTTTCATAAATTATTTCTCCTTTTTATTTTTATTTAATACCATTCCAAATATTTTTATAACACTTATAACTACTAACAACCCTAATATAAATGGATATTTTACCGCAAGTACAGTTGATAGTATTATTAATATTATTGCTATTATATTATTATTCCCTTTTTTCATTATTATTCTCTCCTTTAATTTTTATTAAAAATATTATCTTTACAAACATATTTTTTGTATGTTTTATATTGTTTTTCTTTAATAAAAATTGTCCTACCACATTTTGAACATTTAGTTCTTATAGAATGATTAAAAGTTTTAAGTTTATATGCACAATTTCTTGAACAACAATGATTATCTTTCTTTTTATAATGTGATATTAATTCTTCACATTCTTTACCACAATAATCACATTTATATTTTATCCATTTTGATTCATCTTTTTTACATCTCTCTTTTTTAACAGTAGTATTGACTATTTTATTAACACTTTTTATCTCCATATTCATATATGCTACACCGTTTATATCATTTGTATAATTAAAGCTATGATATTTATTTAAAATACCTTTATTTTTAACAAATTCCAAAATTAATTTCTTGCATTCATTATAATAATTATCTATATCATATTCCCATAAATATAAAATATGAGTATTATAATGGTTTGTTATATAAGATTGTTTTGCCTTATCTTTAATTATTCTATCAACTTGTTTTGAATAATTAATTTCTTTATATTTTCTATGGTCAGTATGCCAATATGTTCCCATAACCTCTATACATAAGTTATACTCGTATAAATAATTATCAATTGAATAATATTTAAACCCTTTCTCATTAATATAGTTTATATTTAAATCAGATAGTAATTTATTTATTTTTAATTGTATAGATGTATTTACTTGTGGAATCAGTCCATCTTCTAGTATTTTTACTGCATTTTTACGTCTATATTCTTTATAATCTTCATTTTGCGAATATACTTCACTAAACCATTTTTGTCTACATATATTACTACAAAAATTCTTTTTACCTTCTTTTAAATGGCATTGAGATTTCAAATGATATTCTCCACAATAGTCACATTTTACCATTTCTGAACTAAATCTTTTATTATTAATCCCAATATTATATTTTGATTCATATTTATGTCTACATTCATTAGAACAATATTTAGATGTAAATTCTTTGTATTTACTAACTTCATATTCTTTCCCACAAAATTTACAAATAAGGGTAACTCTAGTTATTTTTTGTTTTGAATTATAAATATCTGCACATTTTTTGCTACAAAATAAATTTTTAGATTTTGCTTGATTTGTAGGATTTTTATAAACCATTTTTCCGCAATTCATACATTTTACATATCGACCATTCATATGACTTTTAGTTGAACATTCACTACTACAATATATATTTTTAGACCTCTTTACTCTAAAAACAGTTCGATTTACTATCTTGCCACAAATATCACATTTTAAATTAAATCTAACTCTAAAATTTGATGATTTTAAATTTAATACTAAATCACTTATTAAAAATGCTACTTCTCTTGGTGTTTTATTTATAATATCGCAAACTTTTTCAATATGTTCAGAATCTTTTATTATAAAATCTTTTAATTCTTCTACTTGTTGTATATTCCATTTTGGAAATTTGCTTAAATCAATATTATTAATATCCTCAAATTTTATTAATTTTTTCTTGTCTTCACACACTATAAAATCACATACCTTCCGTATATCTACTTCTCACCAAGATAAATATAGAGAAAATGCCTCGAAAGTTGACACCTTGTCAGTTAAGCTCATGACTTCTCAACCTATCTCTACATCTAAAATTAATCCTACCTCAATATTGCCATTATTACTCATTATATCTTACAATATACTTTCATAACCCATATCTACACCGCCCTTGCATAAACATAGTGTTTATATGTCTGCAAACCAAATATTTAATTTTATCATTTTTATAAACGTTGAAATTTCAACATCTAAAAATCTAATTTTATCAATAAAATTTAACTTTTATGTACGCTACACTTCTTGCTCAAGGAAATGTAGACAATTCTAACATAACATTTTTGTTCTAAGTTCTTTGTTGTAATTCATGTGATATATTTTTATAAATGGACTTACATCTTTTAGAATGCCATAATTTAATTTTGGCAAGGGTGGTAGGACTTTAACCTACGACATTCGATTTTGGAGACCGATGTTCTACTCTCTGAACTACACCCTTATATTACTTAAAAGATTATCCACCACTAAACAGCTTACCAGAAACCCATGAGTCAAAATATACATACTACAAACTGTAGGTGTAAGATTTTATATATTTTTATAACATTAATTTTTACAATTTAATCTTTACACAATTTAAACTTTTATTTTTACAATTTTAAACTTTTATTTTTACAGTTTTAAACTTTTATACTTATGGTATTATACCAAATGGTATTATACCAAATATTTTTGTTTTTTATTAATGTTTACTATAAGCATAGTATGCAATTTCTTTTATTTTTTAATTTAGTTAGTAATTGCATAAAACCAATCTAAATGTATATTGTTTATGGTTTCGTTTAATGATGGATATAATCTTATTAATTGTTTTATTCTATTTCAATAAAATTTATTGCATTTAATTCAGATAATTTATAATCAATTTCTCTTTCAAAAACTTGGATACTTAATTCTAATTCTTCAATTTTTTCTCTAATTCCTAATGGGTCTATTAGATTCATTTTTCTATTTTCTATATAATCATCTTGTAAAGCTTTTACTTTTTTAACATCTACATTATCTTTGTTTTCAAAAAAGCGTTGAGCTTCATTTAAAGCTTCTTCTTCTAAGTGCAAATTAACTCTATTAACCATACTTGTCGTATTTGAATATTGATTTTTTAATTGATTTAAAAACAATTTCTCTTTATTTAGATTATTTTTTCTATCAATAGCAGTTGCGATTGTAAATTTTTCATTATTCACTTCAAATTCAATTTCTGAATTTTTATGAGTCAATGCATCTTTGATTTTTCTTCTTCTACTAATCAAATCAGTTACTTTATCATATGAAGATTTAATAATTTTATCTTCATAATCTTTAATGCTCATTCCATCAATTTTTTCATTAGAGTTCTTATTTGATGTGATAAATACTCCATTATTAATTGATTTTTCAATCCTTGAATCTAATATTTTTAATTCTCCTAATGCTTTGTGTAATGTCATTTTTTCCATTTTGCTCTCTCCTTTAAAATTTAATTTTTAATCTTTACTATTTTAGTATATATTATTAAATTAATTTTGTCAATACTTTTATAATATTTTTTAGTTTAATAATTAGTGACTATCCAAAGTTTATATTATCAAACAAAATTATAAAAAATATTTTAAATAACTTTCTATTCAAGTATGTCATAATTCACATATTATTGTCAATGCTTTTTTAAAAATATTTTTAATATGTATTTTGGCACTTGAGATTTCTCACTATCTAGATGAAGTGCCTCACCTGTTTGTTTTGAAGTTACAAACACCTATTTTTTAAAGTACTATAATTTGTTTATGTTTATAGCAACCATGCCATATGACATATATTATAATTCTTACCTATAACCGCTGACGATTATAAGTTGACCCCATAAATTAATTCGTCATAAAATAACAATCTTGATTAATATATATTTATCATGCTATTATCTTTTTACAAAACTATCTTGTATTATCCTACCAGTCATATCATTAATAAGTTTTAATACATCATTTCTCCTTCGTGTTTCTGTAATTGGAATAGTTTTAAATTCTTCTTCTAATAGAAATTTTTGTTCCCATCTGAATTCATCAAGATTATCATATTTATAATCCTCTTTAAATTTTTCAAAACGTTCTCTCGCTCTCTCTTCATATTTTTCCATAATTCAATCTCCTTTAATAATCTAATATTTGCTACTTGATACTATTTAATATTATCATATACAATATAATGATGTCAATACTTTTTATTTTTTAATTAGCCATTTTTATATAGAATGACTAAACTCTTGTCGATAAAGGATGTCGAGTTAAATAAATTTCTCCATTAAAGAGTTATTTAACTTAACTTCACTATATCATACTTTAAATATCAAAGTCAATAGTTTTAATTAAAATTTTTTTTATTTAATTAAAATCTTTAAATTAATCATTATTTTCATTGAATCTTATCACAAATATAGAATATCTTGAATTATTTAAACATTTCATTTATTTCTTCATCATTATTCCTTAAATCATAAAACTTCATAGTAACATCTACACTCTCATGATGACAAACATATTTACTTACAAGTTTGATATCGAACCCGTTTTCTAATAAATAAGTAGCACAACTATTTTTCATATTATGTGAAGTACTTCTTCTACCTAATATCGGTGAAATTTTATCTTTAAACATTTTATTCACCCATGCTCTACTTAAAGGTTTGCCATTTTTATTTTGAAAAATGTATTCACTATCATATCCTTTATTATCAACTGCAAATTTAATATACTCCATGGCTTCATCATTTATCATATATTTTTCAACCTTACCCGTTTTACCTTTACCTTTTAATCTTATATTATCACTTAAATAAAAAGATTTACCATCTTGTTTCTCCCTAATACTTAAATCACTTTTTAATTGTAACATTTCACTTCTTCTTGCTCCAATATTAAAAGCTATTCCCCAATAAGCAATTGCTAATATATCATTATCTTCTTTTAATTTTTCCATAACCTTTTCATATTCTGCTCTTGTGATTGGAATTTTTTCGTAAGTTTGATTTTTCGCAACCTCAATTTTGACTCTTGCAAAATGTCTAAAAGTACACATATCTGGATAATCATCGTCTTCTTCTATTTCCTCTGATATAATTTCCATCGTATTACAAAAACTACTCACAGCATATCTTTTAACTTTAATCGCACTTGAAGATAGCCCATTATTTTCTAAAAAATTAACATATTTTATAAAATCTGTCTTTTTTATCTTCCATATATTTTTATTTTTACAATTTTCATAAATATAATAAAAGAATATTCTTAATGCACTTTTATATTGTATCAATGTATCTGGGCTTAAATTAGAATTCAATTTAAAATATTCATCATAAAAATATCTACTTGATTCATTTACTTTATTCCACATTTCTTCTGTTATATCATCTGATTTAGTAGCTCTATTCCTTAATGTATTCATTTTTACGTTATTATTTGCCATATTATATCACCTTTCCTTTCTTCTCAATCCTCCTTTCTTTATTTAATTTTATCAAACATTCTATCAATTGAACTTTTCATTCTCTTTTTATTCATATTTTTAGGAAGATGCAAAGTTTTCAAATAGCTTATTGCATTTATCCAGCTTCTAAAACTTTTTTGTTTATGGTATTTATGCTTTCTTTTATAATTTACAGAACAATTCAAATCATACAATACAATAATACCATTTTTATCTACTTTAAAAAATAAATTTTTACCATTATAATTTATATATAAATCCTCATCTCCATAACAATTTACCGTATAATGATAGCCATGTCTTTCATATAATTTAGGAATAAACCTTTTTATTATTTTTTCAATTATATCTTTATTATTATTGATTTTATTAATTTCATATAAACCATTCAAACTCTCCTTTAAACTATTCATATAAAACACCTACTTTTCTTCTGTTAAAATGATTTCTTGTGTTGCTCTATGTTCTTTAATTAAATGTAATTCACTTGTCCTTATTAATATCATTAATAAATTAAAAATAATAAATAGTAATCCTATTATACTAAATATTAACATAAACATGTTATATTTGTCAATTTTATTTAATCTATCCTCATTTATTTCATTTATTTCATCAATCCATATATATAATCCGTTGCCTATTCTAATTTTTAGGGTATCTCCTACTCCTTGAATTGCATCTAAATTATCTTGCAATTCCTCAATTGGTGGTTTATATAATTCTACTTCTTTTTCTATAACGTAAAATCCAAAAATCCCTCCTATTGTTAATATAATTCCCATAACTATGCCTATTATATTACTTTTCATTTTTATCTCTCCTTATAAAAATATTTTTATTATGTAAATGACGATTATTTAAAATCGCCATTTTATCTACATTAAAATAATTCACTCCAAGCTATTGAAAATGTACTATCTATATCTAAAGTTGTAGAACTTGTAATTGCAAAAACCATATCTTCTCCTGGTTTTAAAATTAGATTTAATTCTTGAACTAATAAACTAATTATATCATCAGTACTTTTAAAGGATGTTGAAAATACAACTTCTTCACTACCATCAAAATCATAAGTAGCATTTGTTGAATATGAGATTGTAGAATTTCCAGAGTCTTTTGATGTAAAAGTTCCAGTTAGATTATTGTCAGAACTAATTTTTATTAATTCTATAAGTCCTGTTTTATTTTGTCCATTTAAAGATAATGAGAAAAAATTAAGTAACGAAAAAATCTTATTCGGCTTGGCTGTAGGCATTAAATTCCCTTGAAATGTTTTAGCACTTCTGAATGAAATAATAGTATCTCTATTGTATGAAGTAACTGCGCTTAATTCTAAATTTGCAATACCTAATGAAAAATTTCTGTTATTTTTATCTGCACTATTTCCATCTACTACATAAGTACAATATGAGCCAAATTTAGCTACTACATCTTCTGCGGTTGTACCATTAAAAACTTCTATCCTTGCTAAAAGATTGGTATTTGATACATGAGTTTCAAAACTTGAATTTGGATACTCTATTCTATGAAACAATATTATTTCACCTTTAGGAGATATAATCTCAAAAAGTATCTCTGCAAATCCTAAATATCCACCTCTTATTCTATAAATATTACCAAATGATGGATTTAATACCATACCACTTCTACCATTTCCATCCAAAGTATCTATATTAAATTCTTCTTGTTTTATAAAATATTCTAATCCATCTTTTACTCTACATATTCCAAATTCTTGGATTCCATCTATTTCCTTATAACCTATCCAAAACCCATTATCGCCATCAAATAAACCACCTTTAATATATCCATCCCCATTTGGCTTATTTGCTAACATTGTAAAAAACATACCAAACTCATAACTTGGAACATATCTTAAATATTCTGTATTTTGAGTAATAGCACTTGAATTTGGTGTTGTAGATGTTGAAACCGTTAATAAATTTTCATATCCAACGCCTCCAGTAATTGTTATACTTCCACCGTTTGTAATAGTCGAATCTGCGAATCTATCATCTATTCCATAAAAGAATTGTCCTAATCCTGTAGGTACTCTGCTACCAATAATTCCATCACCAAATACTGTATTAGATTGTGATAATCCTGCACCATCTATATTTGTGCCTGCGTTAGATGTAATTCTTTTATAATCATTTGACATTTTTTCACCTCCTAATATAGACTACCTTTAAATCTAAAAGATTGTCCAGCCAATCCTAATATCTGTATTGCGTTTATTGAAACACCAACTGTACTATCTATAGAATTACTATCAACGAATATAACATCTGTATAATATCCTATATTTTTATCTACTTTATTATCTATTCTACATAGTCTATAAATAATACTAGTATCTTTTGCAAATATTTGTATATCATTAATTAGTCTTAAATAGCCATTCATTTCATCAACTAAAGGAATAACTTCATTTTCTTCTGTGGTTGTGTACCATATATTATTAGGTATCGACAAATGATAATTTGTTACTATTCCGCTTGCACTTAATTCACCTAAACCCATATTTTCACCTTCTTTTTATATATTTAAGTATAAAGAGAAGCGTTTTACACTCCTCTCTATACATAATGCTAATTATTATGAAATATATCCAATAATAGTTACCGCTACAGCCGCAGTATCTGCTTTAAAGTAAAGCGTTAAATTATTTCCTCCGATTTGCTCACATGAATTTGTAAAATCTAATGATTTTGTTGCTAAAATAGTAGCTTCATCATTATTTGCAGTACCAATTGCTGCATTAATTGATATTTTTGTAAAATTAGTATCATCATCATTAGTAATATACAAGATTTTTAATCCTGATGGTAGAGATACTGAACCACCTGCTGTTGTAGTTGATATCGTGTTGAAATAAGGTCTTTTTACCATTTTTAATCATCCTTCCAATTTTATTATTTTTTGTTCTATAGTAATAAATTTATATAAATATATTATATACTTAATTATTTTGTATTATTTATTAATATTTTTAAATAAAATATAATTAAAATACATATTTTAAAAATAAAAAAATAAGGAGACACAAAATCTGTGTCTAAACACTTCTCTTATGACTCCTTATTATTTATTCTAAATTTAACACTTTAAATGTTAACTACAAATCACATTAACATCATTTTGACTTTTTAGATACCATCTTTTCAAATTTTACTTCTTCAATCTCTTTTTTTAAAAATTCCTTTTTAAAAGTATCTCTTGGAATAATAATCGAATTAAATTCATCAATATAAATATTTCCTTTTTTATGGTCGCATTTTGCAAAATCATTTTCAAAATCAAAAATATCTACCATTGTGCCATCATTCAATTGACCACGAAATTTATATTTCATTACTATTCACATCCTTATACTAAATCATCTTCTGAATATATGTGTAATGTGTATAATTCTGAATCTAGGCAACCCTGTTCGGCCATTAAACTAAAGGCAACTATTGCGGGGTCAGAAGTCTCTCCAGTTGCCCATTCAAAACTACCTTCTAAAAATCCAGATGGTACATGCATATAACCTTTTACCTCTTCTTTAGTACAAACATTTAAAAATCTACAATGAACATCCCAATCTAATGTCGTGCTGTATTCAGTTGCCATATTTTTAATTTTCTTAACATTTGAAGCTGTTGGATAATAGCTCACTCTGATTCTAGTCCCTACTGGAGCTTCTCCTGTTTCAAAAGCTAAAGCTTTAGCTGTAACTGTAAATTTACCTGCTGCGACTGCCGCTGCTTGTTGTAATGTAGCAGTTGGAGTATTAGTAGAATCAATAATTTCTGCCCATAATAATTCTTCACCAGCTGTTCCAGTTGGTACATAAGATAATGTTGCAGTATCTGCTACATCCACAGTTACAATTTCATTAATTCTTATTTCCGTACTTGATGCTACTGCTACAACATTTGTTCCTAATTGTAAAGCCATTAAACTTCCATTAATTGTTGCATTAGTACCACTCATACCAAATGTTTTTGAGTGTCCAAAATGTGCTAAAGGTGTACCCCCAGCTGTTAAAGCTACTGTTTCTGCACCATTTGTGAATGTTAAATCTTTTAGTCTAGATAACGTAATTTTAGGTTCTTTAGTTACTTTGTCTCTTCCAATAACATATGGTACTTTTTGAATACTTAAATCAAAACTTTCTGCCATGATATATTCCTCCTATTATTTATCAATTATTCAGGTCTAAGCTACTGCTTGGAATTTTACCTCCATCTATATTACCACAATAGATTCCTTGTAGTGTTAAATCTATTTTAGATTTTTTACTTGTTTTATAAATCTCCTCATATAATTGAGATAAATAAAGACTATAAACAAAATTCCAATCTCTTTTATTTATAATCACTAAATCTGATAATAAATTACCGAAATAATCTTCATTCTTTTCTTTATTTTCTTTTAATTCAAACAAATATTCTTCATAATCTTCATCTAAAATACTTTTTTTAGTTTTTTCACCGATAAATTTTCTCATTCTACTATGTTTTATTTTATTTATTTTACAAAAAAAATCTTTAATTAAGAATAATATTTTTTCATCTATATGAAAATGTTTGTTATTAATTTGACCTACTAACTTTTCTTTATTATTATCTATAATAAAATCTATTTTTTCTGCATTAGTAAAATATTTAAAAATTTCACAAAATATAGCTTTATTTTGACCTACTAATATTTTTAATAAATCTTTTTCTTCTATTTTTTCAAAATCATATCCCATACCCCATAAAGGTACTATCATATCAGAGATATTACTACATATACAGTTTTTAAACCAACTATATTCTTCAAATCCTAAATCCATAATATCACTTACAGTTGGTTGTCTTATTTCAAAACCATTTGTAAAAATTAATGAATCTCCTCTTAAAATATTTTCTTTTCTCATATTAATACCTCTTAACTATCACAATCTTTTGAAAAATTAGTCAATTCATAAATAAACCTATATCCTGAAAACTTATCATTTATTATTAAATGTTTGCAATCTTTAAAAACTAAATTGCCTCTTATACTATCTATTGAAATATCAGTCAATTTACTATCTATTTCATCCAATATTAATAACGGTCTAATATCTCCACTATCTAAAAGCCATAATGTTTCATGACATACAACATCAATATTAATAAAAACATTTCTATTATATATATCATTTTTCCTGCCAATATTACTATAATTTTTATAAATACTAATATAGCTTTTAGCATTTGTATCTGGTGTCACAATCTTCATACTAAGATACACTCTATCATTAATTAAATTGTGAATAAAAGGCTCACTTTCAGCAAGAGGATTCCCATTATCATAGGCTATCAATTTTTTTAAATCTGAATTTTTACTAATAAAATCAATAATACTTCTAATATTTTCATTTACCTTTTTATAAACAGCCATTTAATCCCTCCTACCAAAAGCTATTTTTTAATTCAAAACTTTTAGTAAATATATCACTTGGTTTTGAATCTGGTATAATTTTTATTACTAAATTTCCACTAACACCGTTATTTACAATATTAAATGAATTACTATTAATCACATTAAAGTCATAATCTTCTATTACTGTACTACTTGAATCTACAGATATGGTAAATGTTTCACTTTCAACCACTCCATTATTTTTCTTTACAATATCAAAGTTTTGTGATTGTTGTCTTAATAAAACAGAAATATCTGGATTAAGTTCATATGAAATATTTTCAATTGGAATATTTACAACTTCTAATGTAATCTCGTCAAATACATCCCTATTATTTTCCATTTCTACTTTAATAATAACAGAACCTAGGCTAATAGCAGTTGCAATATTATTTGTAATAGAAACTATATTATCATCACTACTACTAAAAATCACAGGTTTATCAGAAATATTACCTTCATTATCCAATAATGTATAATCTAATGTAATATCTTCACCAATCTGAAATTCACTATCTTGAATATTAAAATTAATTGTAAATTTAGGTCTGTTTACATAATTTGCAATCCATATTTTTTTACCTTGATAATCAATTTCTTTATCTAAATCTTTATTAATTTCATATTGTTTCATTTTTAAAGTAATTATACCTTCTTCTAATTCAGTATAAATATTCTTAACAGAATAAGATTCTGTTTTTGAAAATATAAACTTATCTCCAATTTTAATCTCTCTAGTATGTGTATTAGATTGTAATCTTACACTAGCATCACCATCTAATATTTCTATATGTTTATTTTCCTCTGTATTGGTAGAAAGTTTTGATGAAACCCTATAAATACAAGGAATTGATTGAATTATCCCATTTGTATCTATATAATTAATATATGCATTTATTTTTCTAACAAAAGAATCTATAAAATTAAATTTATCTCTATTTATATATTCTATTAAATAAATCTCATTTGTTCTGATTTTTTCTACATAATCTCCAATGTTTGCAGAGTCTTTTTGTAAAAAACATCGTTCTTGTCCTTCAGCCATTTTTGTTTTTGTAAATCTCTTGTTATAATTAAAAACTCCTCTGCTATCTAATAAAATGCCATCACTATTAGTAAGCTTAATATCATCTCCACGTTTTGAGGGAGCTAGTAAGTCATAGGTACTTAATGTATTATCCCATATTTTATTAGATTGATATACAAAATTATTTATTGCATTATCTTGAGAGCTATTAACTTGATATGTTCCAGCTAATTTCCGATATTTATCTAAATCTATCATATTATATCACTGCCCCATTATAGGATTTTATACTACCAGTCAATCTATCTCTTGAATTATAAGATTTTATTTCTGCTTTATTTTTTTCTTCAAAATTATTAAGCATTTTTATAAAACTATCTCTTTCAGCAGCTGGAGAAAATAAATTCACTTCTTGAGTAGTAAAATATTTATTATAAATTTTTAATTTTGCTCTATCTCTAGATAAAAATTTTTCAAACATTAGATTTACTATAATTTGTAATTCTGTTTTAGTCATGTCAAAATTAAATTGCACATCATCATAATCATCAAAATCTACACTTGGTTCTGAATATAATTTTATTGTTGAAATAGATTCTATCATATAATCATATGCACTTGTTTCCATCAATTCTAAAACTTCAGATTCTGAAACATTTGTGTATTTGAAAAAATCAGGGTCTTTCAATACTCTTTTATAAAATAAGTCATTAATTGTTGAAAATAAAGTTGCCATGATTATACTCCTCCAAACTATTTATTTTCTTTTTTACTAGATTCTTTTTTCTTTGTAGAATCTTTTTTAGACTTTTTTAATTCATCTTCCATTTTTTTAATCTTTTCTTTCATTTCTTTTAATTCATTTTTATAATTTTCTTCTTTAATTTTAAAATCATTTTCTTTAATCTTAATTTCTTCCATGATTTTTGCGTTTTCATTTGCTCTCTTCTCTGACTCAATTTCAGTATTTGTTTTCTTTACAACTATTGTACTTTCAGTAGATGGACTTTTATAAATTTCATCTCTTCTTTTATTAATTATAGTCATAACCCTATTAGAAACATCTTCAGAATTTAAGTTTCTAAATGAAACTACAATACCTCTAAATAAATCAATTGTATTTAAGTTATTAATTGATATTATTCTTTCCAATTTTTCTTTTGTTGGGTTTTTAATTATATCTATAATATCTCTAGCTCTAAAACATTCACTAACATTATCTATCCCTAAATATTGAAATAATTCATCTTCGTCGTCTTTATCAAATTCAACTCTACCAGTTGAAAATAAATCTGTCATTTTAGAAATATATTCAATCTGTTCAAGAGTTAACATTTTTGAAAATGGCTTTAATTCGTTTAAATTCCCTTCTTCTAAACTTAAAGGTCTTTTATCATCCTCTGTAGGTAAACTAATAAAATTATGGTAATTATTAACATTATATTTTTTATTCATAATATCTCTCCTTATTATATATTTTCTTTTTATTTTTAAATATAAAAATTGTGTTGGCTACTCAAATAAATAACCAACACAATAAAAAGTTTATTTCTAATTAATTGTTAATTTAAAAATTCTATCTGGATAAGTAATAGCATAAGTAAACTCAAAACCAGTGAATTTTAATGAGATTACTTCATTATTAATATCTTCTTGAGATAAAACTCTTAACTCGCCCTTCATTGCTCTTTCGCCAATTGCTCCAGCTAATCCGTAAACTCTATTAGGGTTAATTAATTTTTCTCCATTTCCAGTTTCTCTAGATGCTGCAATTTCAAGAATTTGTAATTGTCTGAAAGTTGCTAAAACACCATTATTATTCATTTGGTCTCTCATAGTATCTGATAATAAAGTTGCTCCTGGAACTTCTGAGATTTCATAAGCTCTATCAGAGTTAGATAATGTAATTGGAGTACCTGATACTAAATGACCTCTTACATATTTTGCCAATTTATCCATAGTTGTCTTGTCTGGATTTGTAGTTGCAGTTGCTGTTTGGTCTCCTGCTGTAATTGATGCATCTATAGTATTAAAAATAGAAAAGAACATCTTATTTCTTAGTGCATCTATAGCATATTGTGTCATTCTTGCAATTGTTTTAAATCCATTTTTTCTTAAATCTACCATTTTGATTTCAGTTTCAATTTGCAAATGAGTATTTACAGGTGTAATTTTCTCAAAATCAATATAAGATTTTTGAACATTACCATTTTTAGCAGCTTCATATGCTTTTAATGTATTTTTTGGAGCTTTATCAATTTCCCAATCATCAAACTCACCAATTGATGGTTGTTCTTCTAATACACGATTTAAAATATCCATTGGTGTATTATAAACTTCAGGTTGAATAACTTTAACAAAATAAGCCGATAATTCACGAGTTGACCTTTTACCATCTGCAATTTCTTTTGCCCATTTATCTATTTCTGCACTAATAAGTTTATCCTCTTCTGATAATTGCAATACTGGATTTTTTCTTTGTCTTTCGACTGCTTGAGCCCATGCAATCATTCTTCCTTCTTTTTCCATTACTTCTGCTAATTCCAACATATATTATTCCTCCTATTATTCTATTTATTATGCGAATGGATTCTCTGTAACAGTAAATGCTAATAGAGTATGTCCTGCATCGTTATAAGCAATATCTGTAGCTACTAATGGAGATGTACCTGTTGCTTTTTTAACCAATTTACCTGCATCATTTACTGATAAAGCAGAACCAACTACTATATCTGTTGCCACGAATTGGTCTGTTGCATATTCTTCTCCTACTTCTAATAATTCCAAGCTTACTTTTGCTCCGTCTGCAATATCATTCATTACATCTTCATAATCAGAAACATTTGTTCTAACTGATAAAAAATCAACATAATCTGGGTCAAAATCTACAATAAATACATTTGTACCTGTAGCAGTTGCTGGAAGATTAACTTCACCATTTGCATAATCTTTAACTACAAACATACCTTTCTTCATAACTTCACCTGCTGTAAAAGTTGCATCTTTGTTTTTTCCTGAATTTACTTTTAATCGTCTATACATAACTTAAGTCCTCCTTATTAAACTAAAAATGTGTCCATTGCATTTTTTGATACTTTTGTTTCCTCTGCAAAATCTTGTTTTGGTAATTTAGTTTTTGCTTCTGAAGTTTCTGTTTCGTGTTGTGATTGCTCTGATTCATGCTTTTCAATAATTTTTTCTGCTCTAAGAACTTTTAATGCATCTTCATTACAATCTTGAATTAATTTTTTGATTTCTTCAGATGTTTCAATATCTTTATCTGTGATATACCCACCCTTTTTAACCATCTCTGTTAATTCAATTATTTTTTCTTTCTTTTCATGCTCTGCTTTTTCTAAATTAATAGCCTCGACTTGAGCTTTATAAGGTTTTAATTCTTCTAGTTCAGCAGTAACTGTTTCTAAATTTTCTGTTGCTTTTACAAATTTTTCTTCGGTTTCAGATTTTTCAATTTCTAAAGCTTTAACTTTAGTTTCCAATTCTGAAATTTGTTTATCCTTACCTGCTTCTTCATATTCCTGTAGTTTAGCAACCGCTTCTGCAAGTTTAGATTCTAATTCTTGTATTTTTTTATCCATATCCTTGCTCCCTTCTTTAATTTGAGATATTTCTTTTTCTTTCTTTGAATTATTTTTCAAATCTTTATTTAAAGCTTCTGATAATTGTTTCTGTGCTAAATTTGCAGACGCAACATTAGTTACTTTAGACGTCCCTTCGTATGCACCTATCACATCAGAACCTAATAAACAATTCCCTACAAATTCATAATCATCAGAACTTCTAGGATTAGTAATACCTATAATATTACTTGTTTCTTCAGTTATTTTATTTGGAATTAATTCCCAAGAAGTACCTAAATTATTTTCACTATATAATTTTTTAATTACTTTTGCAAAATTTGGAAATCTTTCTGCCCATATTCTAGCTTTATACATAATAACAGGTAATTCTTTTTCTTCTTCTGAAAAAACTGGTTTTACAGCTTTGTTTTCAACCCAGACATCTTGATGTACACCTATAGCATCTGTGTCAAACATAATATTTCCAGTATACCAATCTCTATAAGCTTCGTGTCCAGAAAAATCAGAACCATTATCTTCATTCCATACATATTTTGCTACAACTGGAGTGTCAATTAAAGATTTTAAATTTTCTTCAAAATTCTCACCTTTTAAAAGTCTTAATCCATTTAAATTATAATCTTCTAAATAACACAATTGTCCTGTTAATTCTAGGTATAATCCATCATTAGTTTCTGATAGCTGTATTATTCTACTTGAACTTAATTCTTTCTTATTATCCAATATTTCACCTCCTAGCCTAACTCAATACTTCTATTTTTATTAGAAGTTATTGTTGTTTTACATTTATTATCTTGATAAGGCTTAATATCTATTAATTCTCCATTTGTAGAAATTTTAATAATATATGGAGTTTTACTTATAGTAGCCAAATAAGAAAAAGAATTATCATTTGATGATAAAATCTTATAATCCATTTTATACCTCCTATAATTATTTTTTATCTTTATTAACTTCATCTTTAATTGTTTGGTTTTGTTTATCTTTATTATCTATATTATCTGTAGGTGAATTATTATAATCTTCATCACCCTTTGCACTAAATGTAAATGCGGTTTGCCTAGCATAAAAAATATCACTATCTAATTTTTCGTCATTTTCTTTTATTCTTTTTTCCTTTTCTGACTCAAAATCTTTTCCTAGCATCTGATATGTTGACTCAAAACTCATGCCATACTTATTAAATAAATTATCTGCTAATTGCATTCTTAGATTCATTTCTAATAATTCAGAATTTAATACTTCTATATTAGGAGCATATTCTACTGGTAACCCTGCTTCATTTAATATATATTTATACCATTTTACAATATTATCAGATAATTGTTTTCCAATCTTATCTATAATTCTTAGTAATTCTTGAAAATTTAATTCCGAAACTACCATTCCAGACTTTGAATCCCCACTTAAAAAAGATATTCCTAATGCAGATAAAACTTTAGTTTTATAATAATTTAATGTATTAGAATGTTCTAAATCTGTTTTAGGTTCAACATAACTAATAGATTCCACCCAAGGAGCTCCAGTATAAACTACAACTTCATTTCCCCATGCCTTTATCAACTCATTATGTGAATATGCGGAAGGAGCAATATCGGTTATACTTCCATCCTCTCCTAATAATTTATCAGATATTTTTTGAAAAATAATCTTTTTACCTCTTGCTTTAGAATTTGAAGTATCACTTTTTTCTTGCACTTCTAATTTTAAAGCAGGATTAAGAGCTTTAAAAATTGGAGACACCCCATATTTTTTACCTCTATTATTTACTCTAATAACCGCTGTTAAATCTGTATTTAGCTTAGCTACCGTTAAATTTTTATTTAAAAATTCATTATATACTTCTTTTGGAAAATTTTCTTTAATTTCATCTTCTATATTTGGAAACATTTGTAAATCATAATTATCTAAGCTAGTACCATTCAATGGTGAAAACGTTAAATCACTTCCAGTAATTCTTTGTAATAAATTTGTTAAATTAAATAATACTATTGGCTCATTATTAATCTTATACGAACTAATTTGAACCATACCTAAAGGATATCTTTCTACTTGATATTTTCCATATTTTGTTTTTCTAAGATATAATATTCTATTGCCATTAGCGTACGCATATGGGATTGTTTCTATAATTAATTTTTCTAATTCTATTTGTTTATTAAAATTATCAATTATATTCTGTACTTTTTTTAAGATGGTTTTATTCTTAACTTCTGGGTATTTTAATTGATAGTCTGCATTTGTATTCGCTTCAATTATTTCATAGGTTCTTCCAATAATATCATCTTTATTTAAATATAAATCAACATAACTATTAATTTCTTGAACTTTATATAAATTATCTTGAGGTAAAAATGCCAAACTTTCAAGTTTAGATTCTGTTAAAGTTGTACGCATTAAAGAATATTCATCTATATTTTTAGAATATGTTCTTTGATTGCCCGCATAGCTAGAAATAGCATTTTTTAATAAACTATTTGTCATTTCTTGCGAACTGGTTATTAAAATAGACTCTTCATCTTTAACATCTTCAACTATTTCTACAATAAAATCTTCCTTTTCATTTATAATTGTTTTCTTTTTATCAGACATTTTTCTCTCCTCCCGTTTTTATATTTTTAAAAAGAAACCGCAGTGGCACATGATTTAAACTTAGATATATCAACTGCTGATTTTCTAATTCTTAATTTTTGCTCTTCTAAAAATATCCAATACAATCCATACAATAAAGCAGAATATTTATCCTTCTGTATACTTCTAGATATTCTTTCAACTTCTGTATTGTTACCCTTAGCTTTGTATCTTAAATTCATTATTTCGTCAACTAAATTATTAGTATTCACATATGGTATTTCCGCAATTACTTGTTCTTCACTATCATCTTTTGAAAATTTTCTTTTTCTTTTTTTTTCTAGATATTTTAATCCTTCATATGGAGAAACTAATAATCCTACGTCTAATTTATTAAATAATTTCATAAAATGATTAATCATATCACTATTTTTAGTGTCTACATTAGATGATTTTAAAGCGAATACCATTGGTATTCCTTCTGGCAACTCATATTTTCTCCATTGTAATTTTTTATCATTTACTACTTTATATGGAGGATTACCATCATCTAAATCTAATACCAATTGGTCTACCACCCCAGAACCTAATCCGTTTGCATCTATTACTAAAATTTTAGATTGAAATTCTCTTACTTTATCTTTTAAAAATTTAGCTTGCCAAGTATCATGTTGACCTTCTAATGAAAAAATATTCACAACTTCTTTAATATATTTATTTCCATCTCTTGTTATTTTTATAACCACAAGAGCACATAATGCATTTTCATCTCCTTGGTTTCTTGATACATCATAAGCTAAAACATAGTCTACATCTTTATCTCCACAATGTTCCCATTCTGCATATTTTACTACTCTTGACTTTCTTAACTTCTCATCTGATACTAAACTATCTGAATTAGAACCCGTATATATACTTTCGTATTCCCTCATAAAATCTAAGATACTATAAGTTGGAGATTCTCTTTTCTCTTCAATAAAGTCTTCATCTAGCCTATCAAACATCACAGGAAGTTCATATGAATTACCTATACAGAAGCTAGATTTTCTATTAAGCATATCTGTCATAATTTCTGAACATTTTTCATATGCAAACTGTTGTTTTGTTCCAGCTGTTGTTATATATATTTCTCTCTTATGAATTTCATTTGGGTCTATTTTACCATTTTTAGTAGATAATCTATTACCAGCCATCAAAGGAATAACAACTGAATTTAATATATCTCCATCAAATTTTTTATCTGCAATTTCTTCAATTCCACCACCAAATCTTCTTCCACCTCTTGATGAATCTTTCATCTGCACTACATCATACTTACTACCGTTATAAAATACAAGTTTCGTATAATCTTTATTATCTGTATATTTTTTAACCTCAAATCTTAATAATGGGAAAAAATCAAAAATATCATCTAAACATTCTTGTGTAATTTTTGCAGCTTGTTGCTTTCCTGGGGCGGTTATAAATAATTTATTATTTGGATACATAATGCATAATAAGACAAAAGCTAAATTCATAGTAAATGATTTTGATGTACCTCTTGTAGCGGTTATAAAAACTTTTCTATATCTAAAAATAATTCTCAAATAAATTCTTTGATAGAATAATAAATTAATTTTTGGGTCATCTGTCTGTATAAAATCTATAAAATGGTCTGGATATCTTCTAAAATAACTACATAACATAGTCCATTTATCTCTAACTTTATTAAACCCCTCTTTTTGATTATTATTCGTATTTCTAGATTCTTTATTTTGAGGATTTAAATTATAATCGCTATCTAATACTCCTCTACTTTTTTTAGAATAATTTAAAAAACTGCTTATGTTAATCACCTTCTTCAATTTTTGGTGTATCTCGTGGAGGTTCAACCATTTTTTCAGCACTATTAAATTTCAATGTAAAATTTTCTATATGCATAATTACTTTATCTATAATATCTTGCTTTATATTTAATTTTTTTGCATATTTTTCCCATGGAGGTATAAAATCTGGACTTTCAACTTCACTATATATTTGTGAAAAGGTTCTAATGCCACCTTGTTTATCTGCATCAGTCATATCTTGTGCCCTAAATTTAGAATCACTCATATATTTTGAATATAAATCGCCTAATTGTTTTGCTTTAGTACCTTCATCATCATCTAATGCAGAATCTATTTTTACAGAAAGTCTGGCTAATTTTTTTAAGTAATCTATATCTTGAGGTGTCTCTATTTTATTTGCTGTCATCATATTATGATAAAATTCTTCTAATTTCATTAATTCAAACTCTGACCATTTTAAACCCCATCTTCCAATAGCTTCTTTTCTTTCTCTTTTCTTTAAAAAAGAACCATCTTTAATATCTTCTTCATCTATTTTTATTTCAATATCAGTATTATCCCCATCGGAAAATCTTTCATCTTTATAATTTAATTCAATATCTTTTTTATAGCACCCAATTGCTCCTTCTATGGTTTTTGTTTTACCACTATTATAATTATTAATAATAGTATTCCATTTATTAGATTTATATGGAATATCTATTCTATATAATAAATTAATCACATCAGACATATTATTTATATCAAAATCTTTAAGTAAACATGTTTTACAATATGGGATATAACTTCTTAATTGTCTTGCATTTTTACCATCTATTTTTACTTTTGTTAAAGCTTTATTATTTTTATGAATAGAACTAGTGCTCTGCCAATATTTATGTTGGTCAACACTATAAATACCACCACATTCCACACATCTTATCATATTTTCTGGTATTACTGTGTATCCTAATTTTTCTAATTCTTTAACTTTAGTTTTTTCTCCAGCTTTTGCTCCATATGCATGTGGCATTAAATATCCTCTCCCTTTTTATATATTTATAAATATAATTGTATATAAATACATTTTATAATTATGTTTAGACTACTGACTACATCAAGAGAAAACATAGATTTTCACCTATGTCGGAGAGAGTTCTCTATCAGTAGCCTAAAAATAACGATAAAATTTGCATTTTAATTAAACTTATATTATAATAAAATGGGGAGGATTAACTCCCCAAATTTAAAAAATATAAAAATAAATAAAAATTATAAACTTTGACTTTTCAATACTTCATTCTGATATTTTGCCCCTTCATTTACAATTTTTTGTAATTCTAAATTATGTTTTAATGTTTGATAGTTAATTACCGCATCAGAAGTAGTTTTTATATCTACTCCAAAATTTAATAATGCTGTATAGACCCCAGCTAATTCAATACCAATTTTAAAACCATTTTTAAATTCATCTTCATGCATAATTTTTTCTAATTCATTATCATCAATATTACAAATATCTTTTACAAATTCAAATTCAGATGACGAAACATTATCAAGAACTTCTTTTATATCTTGCATATTTTCAACATTTACAAATTCTTGTTCTTCTATTTTTTTAATATTATCTTCCATATAGTATCTCTCCTTACTTATAGAATTTCATCTATTACGCCAAGTTCTAGTGCTTTCTCTGGTGTCATATACCAATCTTGATTTTCTTTAACATATTTATTTAACTGGCTTTCTTTTATTTTAGTATATCTACATATATATTTTTTCAATCTATCCCATACAGATTTAGTTCTCTTATATTCTATTTCTTGGTCTTTAAATGTTTTATACCCATATTCAAAAGAAAGCGGTTGATGTACCATAATATTAGAATATCTATGTGACACCCTATTACTTCCTACTATTAATAACTTAAAACCACCACTCATACATACACTACAGGCTTCCGTATTTATAATCATGCCCTTATCTTTCAATTCTTCTATATATGACACTAAATACATTGTAGCATCTACTTCTCCACCAGTAGAATCTATTCTTAAAGTTATTGGTTTTGCATCTTTATAAGATATTTTATTCTCAGCATCTATCATTATAATTCTTTCAATTAAATACTTTACTTTAAAAATCGAATTACTATCTATTGATTCAGATAATGTTACAATCCTATCTCGCAAAGCCATTTTTAATTTCATTTCTTCTATTATCATGTCTTTATTATTTGCAAACTCCATATCATTCTCTCCTTTATGATATTTTATTTTTATTTTAAAATCATTTCTATGTTTATATTATCATTATCTGAACAAACAAATATTGATTGGCTAGGATTTGCAAAATATCCTTGATTAAATGCAAATTCATCAACCCCAACTAAACTTCCGTTGATATAAATCTTTGAAAAAGCATCTGTAATTCCTTTTTCACTATGCCAATGACCTAAATGAACATAATCTACCCTCTTACCAATCACAGTACTCATATTTTTTAATACAGATGAAATATTATGTGCCTTTAAATGACCATGTGCAAACACATGTACTTTTCCATTAATTTCAATCATACCTATATTATCATCTATTTTATTTTCTATAAAATCTACTTTGTCAGATAAGTTTTCAATCAAAAAATAATCAATTAGCTTTCCAAAATTTTCCTTTTCTATATGCTCTTTCCAATTTGATGTAACTCTTGAATGATTATCTAAAGTTGACAAATATCTTATTTTTAATCCACTATCATGTAAAACTTCAATTAAATATTTTATCATTTGGTATGCTTTTAAAACTTGATTTATAGAATCTTCTTCTTGCGTAATCCTTGCAGTTACTCTAATAGAACCATCTATAATATCTCCAATATTTGCAATATACAATTCGCCTATATTCATCATCTTGCAATGTTTTAAAGTCTTAGCAATCAATTTATCTATTCTTTGTTTTGAGATTTTTGAATTATATTCATTAATATAATTTTTAAAATCTTTACCGATATGCCAATCGCTAATTTTTAGTATGCCTGTATTACTACCAAATTCAATCGGTTTAACATTATTATAAATATTTGGCTCTATATGTTTAGAAGCCTCTATAATATATTCTAATAAATGTTCTATCCTTGCATCATCTCTTAAACAACTTCTCCATTCTCTTAATTTATCAGCTGTTTTAACTTTCATTTTATATAATTCATCTTCAGTATTTTTAATTTGTTTAATTATTTCATTTTCTTCCGTATCTGTATATTCATCAATAACAACATTATGAACTTTAAGCCAATTTTCATAAATCTTCCTATGCCTTGACTCATCATAATCTACCTTTAATTCTCTGTTACAGATTTCTCCTGCTTCTGCTAGGCTACTACCAGTTGATTTGAAATAATCATACACCCTCCATATAAAATGATATTCATGTTCATTCTTTTCTTTTATAAATTCCATTTTTTCAACACCTCTCTCCTTGTGTTTACACGTTCATTTGAAATAATCTGCATTTTAATCTACAGTTTTATGCAGATTAATTTATTATAATGCATATTTAATGTATATTTATACATAATTATATATAATAAGTATCATTCCTTTGTGGAATAAATACTTTACCATAACCTTTTTTATCTAATCTTTCTTGTAATAAATCAGCAAATGGGTATTGTTTTTCTTTATCTCCATGGTTTAAAAATATTAATCTTGAATCAATCTCTGAATAATATTTTAACATTGAATTATGATTTATATGGCTTGAAAAACTTTTTAATTGTATTGGTGTAGCTTTTTTACCATATTTACGATTATCAATTTCAACTTGAGAATTATTCATAATCTTATATCCTAAACTACCCTCGCCACCATTATATCCTGTAAAAATAACATAAGAATCCTTTTTTGGTAATTCTTTTTTAAGATAATTCAATACCCTTCCAGCACATAAAAATCCACTACAAGCACAAATTAAAGCTGATTGATTACTATTCATAAATGCCACAGATTTGTTATAATCTTCTATTAGAGTTAATTTATCCCAAGAAATTATTTCATCTATCATTTTTTTATTTTCGCCAGTCATAGTTTCACTATAAAATTTTAATAATTTTACTGCAAGAGGCGAATCAATAACTACTGGTACGGTTATAATATCTCTATTTTTGTATAAAGTATATAAAATCTCCTCTGTGCGTTGATTAGCAAAAACACAGAATATCATTCTTGCATTATTTTTTATAGTTTCTATAATTGTTTCTCTAATTTTTAATTCTTCTTTTTCTCTAGTTTTAATCCCGTTATGCTTATTATTCATAGCATATGTAGTTTCAGGAATTAATACATCACATCTCTTAATCGCTTCAAACCCATCTAAAAATGGTTTATTAGGTATAGAGATATTACCTATATCTCCAGTAAAAGCAATTGTTTTATGATAGTTTTTAGGCTTATCTTCTATATTCACAATTATAGATGCACTATTCATTATATGATAATTTGGTAAAAATTTAATTGTTGTATATTCACTAATTTTATATTCTTTATAAAAATCACATTCTATAATATGGTCAATCATTTTATCCACATCTTCTTGCTCGTAAAATGGTTTATAATCTTTATTATAAGATTTTTTTAAATATTCTATATCTTTATTTAAAATTTTTAAATTATCTTTAAATGTAATTTTTGCATATTCTTTTGAATTTGGTGGAGTATAAATTTTACCATTAAATCCATTGTTAAATAAAGCAGGCAACATTCCTGCATGGTCTACATGACCGAAATGTGTAATTAAAACATTTTTAAGAGATTTTACACCAAAACCCATTGATTTTTTATTCATAAGATATTGGTCTTTTTTATTAGAATGTTGTATAAAACCAAAATCTACTAAAAATCTATCTTTTCTATAATCTACTAATGTACTACTTCCTGTTACATCGTCATAATTATTACCTGTAAACTGAATTAAAGTTTTATACTTTTTATTCTTTTTAGCTCCCATAATTATTAATCTCTCCCTCGCTTTCATTTCTGTGCAAGTACTTCTTATTAGTTTTGAATTTCTGCAATGAATTTTTGTCGCTCATTGCGAGGCGTATTTGTATCATCAATGATTATTGCTCATTGTGAAGCATTTATATAAGATATTATTATTAAATTAAGACCACATTTTGACGGCTATATAACCTAAAGATTTCGATGCAATCTACCGAATAAAATTCCATTGATATAACTATCAACCTCTTCCTACCACTTCTGTATTAATAGGCGTCATGGGTAGCTCAATTCTACTACAGAATCTCACTATGTAATTAAATTAAAATTCTATTAATTTTAAATTATAATTATTAATAAAAAATATCTTAATTAATTTTATTAAAAAAAAGGGTAGATTAATCTACCCTACAGGGAATGCATTATTTTTGTAGTATTGTCTTATTCCCCTAAATGTCATTTTCATAAAAACCTCTACAACTGTTGATATTTCAACGTTTTAAAGCGTTATTTTATAAAATCCTATTTTTTTAAAAACCTTTATAAATATGATGATTCCAATGGTTTGAAGGTGGTTTCTAATACTGTCCAAAATATTTAACATCTTATTTTATCTTTATAATTCCTTGCATGCTCTAATTGAATTTCCCTTGCACATTTTTCACAGTATTTTGTGCGGTTTGATTTTGATTTATATAATTTACCACAAATAGTACATCCTTTATATCCTTTTTCCATTAAATTAGCTATATTATTTTCTATATTTTTTACTATAATATCTCCAAAAGAGTTCCATAATATTGTTTTATCTTTTGTTTTTTTTGAAAAAAGATATTTTACTAAAACATCTGTTACATATACTTCATCATTATTTACTTCTAATATTTTTTCTCTTATAACTTGATATAGATAATTATAACTTATATCACTATTGTAAGTAGAATTTTGCATTATCCTTCCTCTACTACGACATACTTTCTTATACGTGTCTATAATTTCATCATTTATTAATACATCCTTATCACTCATTAAGTCTTTATAGTTAAATCTTCCAAATCCCTTTGAATTAAATGATATTCTTTTATTTTTTATTATATTATTTAATTTATTTACCGTAGATTGGTTAATTTTTTCAACTTGATTATCATTTTTATCTTTTGCATATTTAAAAAAATAAGGCGTTTTATTTTTAGTATATTTTTTGATTAAGTTATTAATTGTAGAAGGTCTTTTAGGTTTATATAATGTTTTAGCATAATCAATTACAAAATTATTCTCCATACATAAATATTTTATAACATCCCAATTAACATTATCACTATTTAATACTTTTGAGATGTCATTAGAATAAATCCCAATATTTCCACCAGAATAAGCGTTCATCATACCTTCATAAAATGTCTTATTTGATAAATTATGCCCATTTGCTTTTTTCATTTCATAATATAGTGGCTTAGGTTGAATTGCATTAAAATTTCTTTCAGAGATAGATACCCATGTATTATTTTCATTGACAAGAGCCTGATCTCCATCATTATCGAACATCAGTACTTTTGATATTGCATCATGACAACTAGTATAAATTCCATCACATATAAACCATTTATTTAATAAAGTATTAACTTTATTCTTCCTAATACAATGTTCAAAATATAAATGTGGTGACCTTAAAACATCTAATTTTTTATTATTATTAAATAATCTACATGAAACTTCTCCATTTTCTAATAATCCTTTAGGGTTTTCTTTCTTTAAAAACAACCATTCACTAAAAGCATATAAGTCAGGTATTAAAAAAGTATACTTTGCAGACATTGGTAATTTCCCAGATTTACCTTCTTTTATTAATTTATTTCTTAATTGTCTTAATAGATTTTTACAATGTTCATCTTTTAATAATTGTGGATATAATTCTAGTGCTTTTTGTAGATTATTCTTGTTTTTATTATATTTATCAACACCAAGAACTTTTAACATACTATCTTTATTATGTGTTATTTTATCAATTTTATCATTTAATGGCTTTGCAAGTTTTTTTAACTCGGACTCACTAATATCTACTAATGTTTGCATCATTTGATAATTTACTTTTGCATCTTTTCTATATTCAGGTTCTTCATTACATTTTCCAGCAGTACATTTATATTTTTTGAAGTTATTTTTATAATCTTCCCATGAATTATAAAATTTCCACATTTTAAATTGTGATTTTGTAAATATTACTTGTATATCATCTTTAATTATATCCCATTTTTTACCATAAATATCTTTTATAATATTGCATTTTGGGAATTTTTTTATATTTTCATTAATAAACATAACATAATCATAAGGGACTAATAATCCTTTTATCCATGGGATTCTTATCATAAACGCAGAATGTCCAATATAAATTCCACATCCATCCATATGTGGAATAGGAACTTCCATTCTTTTGTTTTGTTCAATATTATAAGTTTTTTCATCTATATAATCTACATTTGTAATAATATTTGTTTCAAAATCATCTACTACAATACATTTATCAATATTAAAGTCATCCCATAAATCAGTAGCACTATTAGTTAAAGCTAAATAAGCTAAATATTTATTAACATTTGTGCCACCTAATTTATTTATTTTATCTATTGATAGTCCACAAGTAAGAGTATTTTTATATTTATTCCAAACTGATTCTTTAATAAAAACAGTTTTTTTAGTTCTTATTTGCCCAGCAGAGGCTGTGAATATTTTATATTTTTCATTGTTCATATAAAATCCATTATTTACAATATCTTCAAAAATTTCATAAAAGTAAGTCTGCACTATAATAATATCATCGGTTATCTTGCCAATTTCTGCTCCTATTGTTCTTGTTAAAAATGAATCAAAAACAGATACTATATTTGAATCTCTTTTATGTTTTAGATTAAATCTTCGTATACTATCATCATTTAAAGCTAATCCAAATTTATAATTTTTCTTTATTATTTTTTTTAAAAGTTTTTTATATTTTTTTATTTTTTTATTACATTCATATATTTCTTTTTTTTCATTATCTGTATTTGTTTTCTTATTAATCAAATTATATCTTCTATGATAATATTTACTCATTAGTTTTGCAATTCTTTGTTCATATTGGTTATAAAATGCAGAAGTATCAACACTATATACATGAATTTGTTTATCTAACGCCAAATTTTGTCATCTCCTTTATGTTTTATTTTTATAAAATTTCATAATATAATTATTTTATAATTTCTTTTCCACAGTAATTACATATACCATTTATAATACACCCCCCACATTCACAGGATTTCAATTCCTTTTTCCAACCATATTCTATTTTAGTATATCCACAAAGAACATGGTTAATATAATCATCTAAATAATCATATCTATTTAATTTTTCTATATAATTTTCTTTATTTTTTTCTTTTTGTTCAAATATATAATCTAAATATTTTTTGTAATTTTGCTCATATGTCATTATCTCTTAATACTCCTTTCTTTTAAAAATAATTGTTTAATAGTATTTATTCTTATAATATTCACACCCTTTTTATTTTTTAATGATTTCTATATTATACATATAATTATCTTCACAATCAAAATTCCAATAAATTTCCCAAAATGAAATAAAATTATCATTGAAAACTCCATAAAATCTTGTTAAATTATATATATCCATATTGCATAATTCTTTTTCTATTTTATTATAGTTAATATGATTTTCAAATGCAATGCCAAACGCTCCACATTCATAACAAATTTCGCCTTCTTCTCCTAAAAATAATACCTTATCATTTATTTTAAACTCTATTCCGTTTTTATCAAATAATCCAATATTGAATTTATTATACATTTATTTCACCTCTTTTTTATAAAATTATAAATAATCACTTAAAATATCCCATAGATTATCTAATAAATCATCTTCTTTAACTTCATTTTCATCAAGATATTCACTAAAGCGTGGTAAGGTGTTTTTTAATTTTTCTAATACTAAAGTTGATAAAACTTCAGTATCAACACCTTCAATTTCAAAACCACCCATCGAAGCAGGTAATATTTTACCTTTCAATTCTCCAGTTTGAACCACTACGTTCCCATTAGCTGTTATTATTCCAATATCTGTAGAAAGTATTTTTTTAGTTTCACCAAATCCATTATTCATAAAATAATCTTTACCAAATTGAATTTTACCGCATGCTTTAAAACTTTTACTCATTTATACCCCTCCATTTATACTTGTTATTTTTCTTTTTTAAACTTTTTGAGAATTCCAGATTTTTCTAATTCTTTTACTTTTTGAATATGAATATTTTCTAATTTTTTAATTGTGTCTATATCTTCTGTACATATTCTAATTTTTGGTAATAAATCGTAAATAATTTTTAATAATCTAAATGGCGTAATAATTATTTGTAAAACACTTAAAAATAATTCATTAATACATTTATAAAAATCATTTTTTATATGTTTAATTTTATTCCCATAAATAATCACTCTACCTATTCTAAATTTTTTATACAATATTGCTAATGCCGTTTTATCCATTTTGACCTCCTTTTTATTTTTTCTATACATCCACTATATCATATTTCTAAACAAAAATCAATAGGTTTTATCAAATTTATCATTTTATTCTGGAAACACTTCAACAACTTTAGATTATCATATTATTTTATTTTTGTCAATTTAAAATCTAAAACATTTCTTTGATAATATAAATTAAATTTTGTTATATAATGAAGTAATAAAAAAATATGACACAGATTAATATATGCTATTTTATTTAATTACATTTTGCTACGCCTATACATTTTACCTAAAGATATTAAAATCAAAATTAGGCACATTTTAAAGCCTCTAAACGCATATTAATTTATTTTGATATTTTTGTTTATTTTTTAAATTTTAACTAATTATTTTATAAAATTCATAAATATTATAAGAAAATACTATATTATATATTCAGAATAAAAATTTGATACATGCATTTGATTTTTATTATAAAGTAGTATAATTCATTGGCTAAATATTAAAATTGATTTTAGAGCTATTTTAAAGCCTTAGAAAGCATATCTATGTTTTACAGACATTTTTAAAAAATATCTTTACAATAATTAATTTGTATGTTATTATTGTAGTATAAGGAGTGAATGATATGAAAAAATTTTATGAATACAGGAAAAATTTAATCGAAATGGCTAAACAAGATGTGGATGATTTAAAATTAATATTGTTGAGTTTTATAATGATATTAATAAATGTCATGATTTTGGTATTGTTATATTATTTTTGTTGTAATATTATTAATTATGAGGATGTCAGAAATTTGTTTTGTGATACAAAGATAATAATTTTTAAAAGAATATTTTCTGTTTTGATTCTTGGAATATTAATAATGATAAATTATTTTGCTACAAGTGATATATTAAAGTTGCTCAGCATTAGATATGAAATTTTTATTAATAACAATATTAAAAATAGAAATGGCAACTAAAATATTATCAGATTGATTTAAATATACTTATTTTTAGTTTTTATATAAAATAGGTATAATCTATCGATTGAAAATTAAAATCAAAATTAGGGCTATTTTAAAGCCTTAGATTGGATGCTTAGAAAAGTAGCTAAAAGATGTCTTGGACAATAATAATTAAATAGGAGTGATTGAAGTGAGATTTTGCGAAGAAGAAATTAATGCGTTGTTAGAACAATATGATGGGAATAGGTCTGTCATATATCCTTTTGTAAAAGATAAGTTGTCTTGTTATAAATGTGAGGAATTACCTTTTCCAGAGAGTTTCTTATTTTTTGAAGATAAATATCTAACAATCTGTAAAGAAATTTTAAAATTGAATGTTAATTCTGTGATAGATATAGGATGTGAATTGGGTATACAATCATATTTATTTAAAGATATGGAGTATATAGGAATAGATTTTTGTCATATAAATTGGTTCAAGACTGATGAGATAGCACACAAATTTATACAAGGGAGATTTCCTCAAGATACAAATATTGATTTACATGATAAAACAGTTATTTCTTGTATGAGTATAGGATATTTTTCAAATGAAGAACAAGAAAATCTTGAAATTAATGAACTGTCAAAAGCAAAATATTTATTTATAAGCTCAACAAATAAAGTTGTGAATAAATTAAAATTGTTTTTTGATGAAAGTATTTTATTAATGCATCAAGATGTGGCTGGTAATAATTATAATTTATGGTTTATGAAAAACATATCTTAGACAAAATTATGAAACTATATTAATTTATAGTTTCTTTTTATGTAAAAATGTATGGTATGACATGAGAGCTTCGAGATTGACGTTATTTTGATTTTTATTATATAGTCGATAGATTTATTGATAGAAAATTAGAATTAAAAATAGGACTATTTTAAAGCTTTAGATGTTAGGTCATTTGCAAGTTCATGAATAATGAAAAGATTAAAAGACTTCTTAGACATAATTATATTTATTGAGGATGATGAGTATTGTATAATTAGTAAACTTTATATAAAAATAAAACATTGTATAATAAAATAATACACATTTACATTAATTCTTGTAAAGATATGTTTTTGTTTTTTAAATAAAGAAAAAAGAGACAAATATACGGTTGTGTTTTTAAACACAAACGTTAAGCAAATATCTTTTTCATTTGCTTTCTATCTTTTAATTAATTTATTACTTTTATTCCTTTTTACTACTAATAATATACTTCTTTTTAAGGGATTTTAGCTAAAGCCTTGCAAAATACACATTTAGTTTTTTGTTTTACTACTTTTAAATACTTTTTTAAATTTTTCAACACTAAACAAACGTTGAAATCAAGCCATTCTATTTTTTGCTTATTTCGGTGGCTTTGAACTTTTCTACGAAAAAAAGTAGTAAAATTTACTTGAGTAATTTTTAATTATTTTTAGATAATTTAAATACAAATTAAATATACAAAATAAACATAATATAATTTAGAAAATCAAAATAAAGGTCAAAACATTAAATGAGTAAACAAAAAGATGTTTACCCATTCTAGTCTTGTGCAAGCACAATCCTTTATTTTATTATTTTTTAGACTCTTTTTATCTTTAGTAAATAAATATTCTTTTTCTTTAAGGGGCTAAAAATGAAAGCAAGTGATTACAACGGTTACAGAGGTTGAAAAATCAATTTTAGTAAAAATATTTTCAAAAATGTTCTAAAATCATATTTTTAGGTGTTTTATTTACTCTCATCATGTAGCCATTTTATTAATAAATTTCTCATACGTTTTGATGGAATATATATATTAATTTTTTGATTTTGTCTAACTCTACTTCTCCAAATCCATTGTAACATTTCAGATAATGCATAATCATCTTCGTTTATAGATATTTGTCTTTTACTAAAAAAGGTTTTTATAGTGGGTCTTACATATTTATTACAACAATATGCTATTTGGTAACTATCTTGATATAAATTTGTTGCTCTTGTATTTAGGGGTATAAAACTTTTAGTATATCCTTTGCTTGATAATAAACTTCTATATTTTTTAAATGTTGTCCATAATTTAAATTTACTCTTTATTCCTTTGTTATTAAAATAATTATATAAATTTTTCTTTAGTATAGGAACTAAATCATCTTTATATTTCTCAAACCATGATTTTGATAAAGCAAATTTTTCATCTCCTATTAAATTATATTTACCTTCATAAATACTTATTAATGATTTTAATTCATTTCTTCTTTTAGAATATAGTTTATTATTATATTCTACCATCTTATGATTATCATCTATCTGAAATTTATTATATTCTATATTATGAAAATCATAATAATATCGTTGTATTTGGCAGTCGAACATATATGTTAGAATATAAACTTCTTTAAAATATTTAAAAATATCAACTGGAAAATTCCAGAATATAAGTTTATTTGCTACATAAATCAAATTATTATTTAACGCCATATTTTTAATTTCATTAAATTTCCCATTATAATCTATTTTTTCTTTATTCCACTTTAAAAAATCATCTTCTACATAAACAAAATTATTACTGAATAATATTTCCATATCTTTTTCTGAAAAAGAAATTTCCTCAACAATATTCATAACCTCATCAAGTATTAGAATATAATCATTTGCTTTTAATGATAATCTTGTAACATCATCTGCTTTTCTAAATAATGCATGAGTTGAGCAGACACTCTTTCCTTCAGATAGTAATTTATGAAAATCATCTTTTTTACTTGTTTTATTAAAAAAATTGGGTTCATACATTTTATTTTTTTCTTTTGTAGCATTTTTTACACGCTTAATTTCATTTAGGTATGGAGTGATAAAAATAAAATTTTCATCTGGATTATTGTTTATATAGTTTATCATGCTTCCAGTTTTACCACTCCCCATAATTGAATCCACTACTTTAATTTTGCACATAATTTTTGCTCCTCCGTTTTTATTTTTAGAATATCATTATTTTTATTAAAAGTCAATATTATTTTATAAAATATTTTTTAATTTTGTTGTTGTATAATTTTATAATTTATGATATAATGAAAATTTTTTGTGGGGTGTCGTTTTTATGATTTTTTATTATTTTGTGAACTTTTAATGAATTTTGCAGGGTAATTGGATTTTTGCACAGCGAATTGGTTTTATAATAAATTGAAAAATATTGATTTAATTATTGTCGCAGAGAATCTTTTAAAATGTTTAAATTCTGGGAAGCAAGTGAGTTTTTGAGTGATATGATTTTTTGGACAGCATGTAATTTTTTGATGGATTATGGAGATTTTGCTCTGCTAAGAATTTTGTATGATTTTTAAAATATAAAATATTTTTTGGTAAAAAGTTTGTTCAGGTATGAGGATATGGGATTTTGCACGACAATGGGGATGTTATAAAAATGATATGTGAAATTTTGTGAATTTTGAGATAAAATTTTTATGAGTGGATATTTTTGTGATGTTGAAATTTTTTTAAGATGTGTGATTTTTTGTTGATGTAAAATGGTTTAAATGTTGAAAAATAGTAGTTTATTAAAAATATAATATTGTATATTTATGTAAAGATTGTTTTATGTTTAAGTAAAATTAGGATGATTTAGTTTGTGTTGAATGAAAATACGATATATGGTTTAGTTTACTTATTATTGGTTTAATCTAAGGAAATAAAAAAATAGAAAAGATTATTTTTTTATCATTTTACAAAAAACTAATTTTTATGAATAAAAAAAAGATGAAAAAAATTTGATGTGGGATAATGTGGGAATGGAGATAAGAAAAAAATTGATGAGGAATTTTTGTGGAAAGTGTAATTTTTGTTGAGGTGTGGATGATGATGTACTCTAACCGATATGGTAAAAAAAGGAGGGGTTGATATTTTTAAAGTACCCCTACTATATGGAAATGATTTACAAAAAGCTTTCAAACGTTGATATTTACACGTTTATAGCTATTGTTAAAATGTCATATAATAGAGTATTATAAGACAATGTAAGAAATTGGTAGTAAAAGCTGCTAAATGGTATAAAATGGTAGACTTAAAATAGGCTTATTTTGATTTAAAATGCTAGGTAATGTTTATGTATTAGATAGTATACATATTGATTATAAATAGAATGGAACGCATTATAACATATTTTAAGAGATAATCAGTTATAATTATAGTATATTATGCTATATTGATACAATTATCAAACAATTAAATGTAAAATAATAGTAATTATTGGTATTATTAGTTATTAGATGTATATCTTATATGTGATAAAATACACGTTTATAGATAGTGCCTAAAATTCGGCACTATAACAGAAAAATTTTTACAGTAGTAATCTTGACAATATACTATACACAATATACAATATATAATACACAATATATAATACACAATATATAATATACAATATACTATATATAATCTTATACTATGCATAACATAGTATATTATTGTATACTAAGTATACTATAATTCAATCATGCCTAAACTTACTGTACTAGTGTATTAGTACACTAAAGCAATTATCTATCATACTTTTTTCATTTTGTCAAGTTTTATTAATAGTGTGTCAAACGCTTTAGAATGCGTTTAAATCAATTTTAGCTTTAAGTCATATAATTATACATAATCTTATTTTAAATCAAAATGTGTATTTCATCACATTTATAAGCATTAATAAACAATTTATATCAATCTTTACAATTTCCAAACATAGCATAAAATATTTTTATAAATACATAAAGATATTTAATAGTAAAAAGATTGTATTATATAGTGCATTTTGATATAATAAGAGTGTAAAGAAATACGTTTCAAGAACTCAGAAGTTAAGAGAAGGGAAGTTGTAAAATGAAAAGAACAATAGTAGTAAATGACAAGTACGATAATAGAAAATCATATATTATTACACGTTACGATAATTATAATTATTATATCAATCAATTAATTGATAATAAAAAATTCTACAAACGGAACAAACGTACGACAAAACGAATGTTAAAAATATTAGATATTGAAGTAGCTTTTTAGTTACTTCTTTTTTTTACTTCTTATATTGTATTATTTAAATATTACAATACACCTGCACAGGATTTAATTTTTACAATCATTACAATTTTATAATAAAAACATTTTAAATTAATTATATATTTATATAAATAACTTCTTTATACTTATTACAATATAAAACTATTACAATTATACTTCAATTATAAAGTTGCATTAATTATAATATTATACTAAATATAATTTTATAATAATTACAATATAAAAATAAATACAATCTTATATCAAACACAAAATAATAATATATATAAATTTATTACAATTACAATTTTACAATCATAACATGTCATAGATAAACACTAAACCTTTAATTATACTAAAATAACTTTATTATGTCAAGAAAATTCAAAACATTATCAAACGCTTCAAAACGCCGTTATTTTGATTTTAGCTTTTACCCATACCATTGCACCTAAAACAATTTTAAATCAAAATGTGTATTTCATCGCATTTATAGCTATTAATTAACAAAAAATATCAATCTTTTATAAATCTATCAATAGTTACAAAAGAATTACAAAATGTAATATTTGATTAAAAAAGAATTATAAAAAGTATTCAATTGTAGCATAAATGTAATAATTTTATGATTTTTAAATTATTTTAATAAATAAATTAATTATATTAATATTTTAATAAGATAATATAAATATCATTATATATAATGTAAATATAATAAATAATATAATTAAATATATTAATATTTTTAAAGTTTGTATTATAATTGCGTTGGTAGTATAATATAGATAATGAAAGAAAGGGTTTGAAAGGGGTTTACAAAATGAATATTATTAAAAAACTAAAAAGTATTATCAACAAAGAATTATCAACAATAAACGAGTTAAGCATAATGCTTAATTGTAGCTTACAAAACACTATACAATAAAATAAATGTTTCACGTGAAACATTCTAGGAGGTTATAAAAATGAGATATTTTAAATGTGCAATCTGTAACAGTTATCATAACGTTAAAGAAATGAAAACTACAATTATTGAAGGAAAAGAAATGGAATTATGTGAAGAGTGTTTTTATCAAAGACAGGACAACTTGGCTTATAATTTATCAAATGGCGAATTTGTCAATTATGAGGACTACATGGAATCACGAGGGGCAACAATTGTAGACTATTACGAACCTTTAAAAAGAGAATTTTAGTTTTATAGTCTGTTGATGCATATTATTTTATAGTATGCATTATAGAGATTATAAAAATCTCAAAAAAAAATGAAAAGGTGGTTATAAAATGAAAGTAATTATTCAAACAACGCAACAGGTTAAAGACTTAATCTATCTATCTAGCGACATGCAAGACATCACACAAGATTTTATCAATCTATATCAAAATTTTGACATAAACAAAGATGGTATTACAATAATGACATTATCAGATTATAATTTTTACAAAAAAGTTATATCAGATTTTGAAAAAATGGATAAAATTATCAATGATTTAAAAGTAGTATATCCACAAAAAATTGATTTAATTAATGAAGTTATTGATAATAATTCTCATTTAGATTTACAAGATATTCCAACTTTTACCATTAATGAATTGGAAAATACTGTTTTATAATCTGTTTATATGTATACTATTTTTTATAGTATGCATATTATAGAGATTATAAATAAAAAAAAGAAAGAAGGTATAAAATGAAATTTTTATTAACAGAAACTCAAGAAATTATATCAAAATCAGAACTGAGAGAAATTTTTAACTCAAATGATAACGATTATCAAAAAGAGAACGGCACAAACTTTGAGTCTTATATTTACGATTTACAAAATATGGGATTAATCAAGGAAGTGAAATAATGAACGATATTAAAAAATCGTTAGCTAATAAAATTTTAAAAGAGTGTTACCAAAATTTAACAATTGAAAGTGACTATGGTTCAGACTATGAATTAATAGACTTTTTGTTAAATATTGATAATGTAACAGGCGTTAAGATAGTAAACATAAAAAATACTAATCACACAATAATATTGATTAAAAGTGACCTGTTTTCAAATTATTTACATTTAAGGGTATAATATACCCTTTTTTATTATGTATAATAATACATTTTGATGTATAAACATTCATGCATACTTATAAAATTTTATGTATAACTATGATTATTTTTAAATGCTTAAAATAGCTTTTTAACGTGTTTAATTTTATTATAGTACTACTATACTATTGATTAATATAATTAAAATAACGGTGTTTTAATGCGTTTTATAATGTATCAAAAAATAATGCGTTATCACATATAAGCAGCTGATATATTAACTTATATATTATCTAATATATCACATTAATATTATCTAATATACTATCTAATATATCGCATTAATATTAAACAATATATTATCTGATATATTTAATAAGCAATGCATAATAAAATAGCATATATCAAACCATTATACACAAAAAACAACGTCTCAAATATAGCTTATTTTAGTTTTAAATCAAGCGTTAATGCTATTGTATTATAACATTATAAAATTAAAATAACTACATTCTAAAGCTTTATATTAAATATTGTAATATTGCATTATCCTGTAAAGATATAACCTTGTAATCATTGTAATTTTGAAATCATTGTAATTTTGGAATTATTACAACCTTATAATCATTACAACTTTGGAGTCATTACAACTTTGGGATTATTACAAAAGTAGCATAACAGAAAAAGTTTGATAACACGGTAACAGAAAAAGTTCGGCAACACGGCGTAACAGATTAAATTATGCAACACGCATAACAGCGTAAAATTCATAACACGGCAGCTATAAAATGTTTATTTTAAGTACAATTAAAATAATATAAAAAGTTTTAAAAAGTTATTGACTATATAATTATACTATGATATTATATAGTTAATTAAAAAATATATTTCAAGTCACCAGCAAAAATTTTTAGGAGGTACAAGATGAATAATAAAAAATTATTTGATGCAATATTTAATCATAATGAGTCAGAAATGGTTATAACACATAACACAAAAAATATACAATATTTGCCACAAGAACAAAAAATACAAATTATTAATAAATATGATAATAATTTATATAACTATATTATTAATTTATTTAAAAAATTTAAGAATGATAGCGATAATAACATAATAAAAATTAATAATAAAAATAATTTATATGATATATCTTATATAGATTATAACACAAATTCTCTAAAGTCATGGATAAATAAAAATGATAATAGAGGGGAAATTGATAAAAATTATTATCATGGCAGGATAGATATATGTAGTAGATATAGTGATAGTATTTATATAACATATAACATGGATGAAAAATTAAAAAATAAAATTATAGAAAATTTATTTAATGAAATTATCTATAATCTAAAGATTAAAGAACAAAATTATTTTAAAAATAACGATAATAAGCAAATATTAATTAATAAAACTAAAAAATTGATAGAAAAATATTCATGGTTAAAAAGCGAAAATGAGGGAGAAGATGAGGAGATTATATCTAATATATATAATAATAAATATGACAAAATATCTATAAACGAATTAGATCTAACATATAATAGCTATTTGAAAATTGATGATTATTTCAATAAAATCAACAAAGAGTTTTTAAAAGAGTTAAAAGAACTGAATAAATAATAATTAATAATAAGTAGCTCTTACCAGCTGCTTTTTATTTATATTATATATCGTATTATTCAAATATAGTATTATTATAATATAAGAAAATTTTATACCTCTATTAATATTTTTTAGAAATAATACTTGCAATCTATATTAATATATGATATTATATAGGTAGTTAGAAAATACATATAAAAGGAGCGGTTATAATGAATAAAAATTTTGAAAGAAAAACAATCAATTTAAATCAAGAAATATTAAATAGCTATATGCTAGAAATTATTACAGATTTAAATAAAATTAGTTTTAATAAAAAACTAATACAGGGTGTAGTTAAAAATTACACTTTGAAAATAACCAGTTCAAAAAAGCAAGCTGGATTATGTCATTATAAAAACAAAACAATTTCAATTAGTAATTGCAGTGATAACCTGCAAAATAAAAATATAGATATTAAAAAAGAAATTAAGAATACATTATTGCATGAGTTTCTGCACGCCATGTACCCTGGCGCAGGACATAGGGGAAAATGGAAAGCAGCAGCTAATATTATCAATTATTCATCAATTAGTAATAATTATGGCACTATCCAGCGCTGCTATGAAGTAGATACGCAAACTAAAAACTTAACAAAAAGTAACGAAAAATATAAATATAAAATTGAATGTAAAAAATGTGAATATACTTATAATTTTAAAAGAAAAACTAAATACATGAATTTAAGAAGTTTACGAACCAATTACATTTGCCCACATTGTAAAAAATCATTAGATTTAAAAATTTTATAAAACAATTAATAGACTTTATACATTGTATAGAGTCTTTGTTTTTAATTTTTATCAATGTTGGATATAATAGCATTGCAAAATAAAAAATTAAAATAAGCAGGATTTGAAACGTTAAAAATAGATCTAAAAATAATTAATCATTTTTAAAAGTTTTTAAAATAAACCTTGCAATTTATAAAATTATGATATATAATAGACTCAAGAAGTAAAACAAAAAAAGGAGGCGTAAAAATGGATTTAAAATTATTGGAAATTTATAAAGACTATTGTTTGTGCTATCATAAAAAATTAACATTAAAAGATTTTAAAACCTTTTTAGATAGTTATAATATTAAAAATAATATTAATATAAAACAGGAGGTGTAAAAAATGAAAGATTTTCAAAATAAAAATGATATTGATTTTATTTTAATTGAATTATCAAGACTCAATCAAAATAAATTTAATAATCAAAATAACTTAGAATTGGTCGAAGAGATTAATTCAAGAATTACAAAGCTAGAAAGTGATCTAAGCAGCTATTATAGTTTTTAAAAGCTTTATTTTATCGCTAACTAATTAAAAATATTTTAAAAAAGTGTTGACAATTAAAGTTGGTTGATATATAATAAAGTAGAAGTTAAGGAAAAGTTTCAGGTCGCATATATTACATAAACCAGGAGGATTCAAAAATGAAAAATAATTTAAGAGTAACTAAAAAAGACGTAAGAAATTTATTGAGAAATGTAAAATATTCGCCTTTTGATTGGCAAGTAGACTGTTTTGGGGCTTATATAAAAAATGATAAAATCAATTATTTTATAAGCTATAAAGGACAAGGGATTAACGAAAACGTATATAATAATACCTATGATGAAATAATATCATTTGACAATAGCGATTTTTTAATAGATGATATAAAAGAAAATAATTTAAAATCATCAGTTGAAAGTTATTACTCAGATTTTGAAATGCTAGTACATGATTATTTAAATCAATAGAATAATAGAGTTTTAAATAAATAGAGTAATTAAAAGAAGGGTTTTAAGCCCTTCTTTTTTTTGTTGCCAGATATTAGATAAATTTTTATAAAAATATTAAAATAACACTTGTGTTTTATCATTATATGTGATAATATAAAGATAGTTAAAAGATAATATTTCAAGTCACTAATATAAAAAACGAAAGAAGGAATAAAAAATGATTAAAATTAATGAAAATCAAATTTTAGAAATGGTAAAAAATAATGATATAAAAAATATCGAAAAATATGTTAAACTAGAAATATACAAACAATTGAAGGTTAAGAAAACAGACAAACAAAGAATTGAAGCATTTCAAAAGTTTTGTAAGAAATGCAAAAAAAATAAAACACGAATAGGAATTGATGGAGCGTATATATTTAATAATAAACTTTGTGCAACAAATACCTATATGCTAATCGAATTAAATGATATTAATATTATTTGTGATAAAGCAGAACACCTTGAAAAATCACCTAAATATGATTTTTTTGGAGATTATAAAACAACACATAAAACAATAGATAAAATAAAAAACTTGAAAAAAGAAATAAATTACAATTATAAAATTTATAAGGCAAGTAAAGAAAAAGAAAAAACAATAAAAAATAAAGGATATTTTTTTATTAATATATCAAATAGCGATAAAAAAGAATATATGATATTTAATATAGAATATTTAAAAATTATAAGTGACATATTAGATTTTGAAAAATCTATAATATATGTTAAAAATAATATAAACTCACTCGTAATAGATAATGAAAATGGACGTGGATTATTACTCCCTATCCGCTGCGATGAGTTTCTATTAAAACAGATATATCAAATTAAAAATATTAAAATTGAAAATAATAACAAATTAAATAATGAGAAAATACCATTTTAAAAATTAAAGAAGGCTAATCCCTTCTTTTTTTTGTTGCTTGATAACTTATTTAAAAAAAATATTAAAAACTATTGACAGGATAAAAATTTTCATATATAATATAGATAGGAGTTGAGGGATAATCGGTCAAAAACATCCAAGGTGCATTTTTTTAAATGGTAAATAATGGTTAAAAGTTTTTATAATTTTATTAAAATATTACTTGTAATATATAATAAAGTGTGATAATATATAAGTAAGTCAAGGGCAAGTACTAAAAAATGAAAGAAGATGATAAAATGAAAAATGAATTAAAAGAATTAGCAAGAGATTTTGAACCAAATTTAACAAATAAAATTAAAAAATTAGATGATGAAAATATTATCTATGAAGAGCATCAAGACGATAGTTTTTATGAAAATCTATTTTGTGATAATACAGGATTTTGCGAAGGTTCAAGGTGTCCAAGATGGTTGGAATGCCAAGGTTTGCATTATTAAAAAAACTTCTTGACTCTAGTATATCTAATATGGTATACTAGAGCAGAAGTTAAGAATATTTAAGTTTCTATATAAAACTAATAATTAAAATACAAAAGTTAAGAAGGGTGGAATATTATGTATTACGGAGATAAAAGAAAAGCAAAAGTTAATTTATATCATGCACTAATAGCTAAGGGATGGACATGTTATGGATATAAAGCGGATAAAAGCGACAGTATGACAGATTATTACAGTCCTGCATATTGGGACGGAATTGCAAGTAAAAACGGTTTAACACTTGTCGTTGATAATTACAGTAATAAAACAACAGAAGCAAAAGAAGTATATAAAACAGAATATACACCAGTTAACAGTGATATTTATGAAAAAATAGAAAAGGTAAAAACATTAGCAGAAAGAGGAGCGACAGAAGGCGAAAAGGCAGCCGCTAGAAATATGATAGAAAATTTAAATGATAAATTAAACAAAGAATCTAAAAAAATAGAAGCATCTAAAAAACTATTATATACTATACCAGCGTATAGTCAACACCCTACAAAACGTACTTTATGGCATCTAGAAAAAGACGGGATTATTTTAGCAAAAGGGGCTAATTTATTTACACTGTACTATTTACCAGATTGGTATGATTTAGATACTTTAACAGTAAATTATACATACCACGAAAGATATAAACAGTGGGAAACGGATTATGCTACGGGCGAAAGTGTAAAGATATTCACAGATGAAAAAATAAAAGAATTTTATACGCCAAATGAGAACCAAGAAAAAGCTATTAAATTGTTAAACAAGATTATAAAAGAAGTAGAAAAACACGCAAAAGAATTTAAAACCATAACAATAGGGGATGGGACATCAAAAACCGAAGAAGAAGGAAAAACAAGAGGATATAAAAAAGTAATTAAGACAAGAGTTAAAAAAGTTATGAAAATTATAGAACTTACAAAAGTTAATGATATGATGAATGCTAAATATTTTATGTTGAAAGTTGATTTTAATTATGGATGTAGAAAAGGTTATATTTACAAAATCGGGGCTAGTAAATGGGGACAGTCTGAAAGATTAAATGGAAAGCTTACAAAGACATTGACGGGAACATCAAACACGGCGAACCACTTCACCGCTAATATTGACAGCCTTAACAAATGGTTGGTTAAAGGTGCTATAATTGCGGTAGATATTCAAGAGGTTAAAGAGGTCGAAGAGTACACCACACTAGTAAAAGACGACTACAAAGCACCAACAGAACCAAAACAAGAGAAGAAACAAACAGCAAAAAATAAAACATCATATAACAGCGAACAAACGATAACTTGCCAAGTAAATTACAACGAAGAGAAAAACGGTATAGAGTTAAGTTTTAACAGCAAGCCTTCAGAAGAAATCAGAAAAAAATTAAAAGCTAATGGTTTTAGATGGTCAAGACCTAAAAAATTATGGTATGCGAAAAATACAGAGGAGCGAATGGGGTTTGCAAAAACTCTTTCCGCTACCTATAACGGCGACCAAGAGACAGCATCAAAAGATGAT